ATCCAAGTTGTTATTCACTACCCACAGATACGCCGCGCACATCAACCCCGTCAGCCAGTACATATCTGCCCACCACAAAGCCCAGACCCCGGCTAACTTGATGATGACCATGACTACCAGCGGCTCGGCATATTCAAACGCTTTTGCCAGCACCGGGTTCATTTCCCGGTGTCCCATCTTGAGTGCTGTCAACGTCGTCCAGATGTCTAGCACCTGAAGCACTACGAAGATCAGCAAGAAGACGGTGTTGGCGGTCATTACGCAACCCAAGGCAACGGCGGCGTGACTACCGGAGGGTTCTTGGCATTGGCGATCTGCTGCTCAACCGCTGCCTCTGCGCTGTCCTTGTCCACGCCATTCGCCCAAATCCAGCCGAGGACTTGGTTTTGCGTGAGGGACGCATACGGCGTAAACGAACCGCTCGGAGCGGGGACAGAGCAAGTGCTATAGACGCTGCCCGAATAGTCGCCGTCCACGCCAGCGCAAGTCCAATGACAATTGAACACAACGTCTTGATGGTTGTCGGCTTCGGGGTAGCAGTCCATCGCGGTGACAGACCAAGTAATTACCGTACTCATTGTTTAGATACCTCTTCAGATTTGGGCAAGTGCGGTTCAACTTGCGCCTTGAGTTTTTCAAACAGCGGCCACGCGCCTTGGCTCGTCGGGAGTGACCCGATCAAGTTCACGATGGCGACGGCTTCTTCAAGCGATAGTTTCAGTTCAACGTCAGACATGGTTGCTCCTAATTAACACGCCATCAACACGCATGGGACGCAGTAAGAGCCATCCTCGTAGGTGCAAGTGACATGGTTTGATGTGACTTTGGCAACGGTTTTGCTGCGGCGAATATCATCACCCTGCGGCTTGGCAGTACCGTCACCCGCCGACATCAGCAAGTCACCGCGCTGAACCACCACGCCTTGAGCGATACGGATAATCATGTCGCCCGTCATGGCGATGTTTAGATCGCTTTCGCCGTCCCAATTTACGAACACACCTGCGACGTTCGGATCGCCTTCAACATCCGACACCTTCATGCAGTTCAACTGTTCGTTTTCTTCGGGTTCGCCCGTCTCTGGATTAATCCACACCGCCATCTGGTCAAGGTTGGTCATCACGGTGCCTTTGACTAAATCGGGGTGGCTACCGTCTGAGAATTGCGACCAGCGTGATAAGTGACCGCCGTTGTAGGAAACAGTACTACCGCTAACAGAGATGGTGCCTTCGTTGACATTTTCTTGGCGAAACTCTACCAAAGTGCCATCTGAGTTCTGACGATTCACCATCAAAACTCTATCACCCGAACTAGTTGCATTATTGGTAACAACAAGATAATCGTTAGGAATCCAGTTTATTCCTGTGTCGGTGTTATTTGACGTTGTTTTTTGAACTAGAAAATTCCCCCCACTCGTGATGCGTGCGCGTTCGGTTTGTGAGCCAAGTGCAGCATTGCCGGCGGTAAACACGATGCCATCATAGCCGCCGACGTTCATCACATTGCCACCAGACGAGACGCTGTTTGCCGCACCGCGCCATATGCCAACGTTATTCGTGGTGCCATTGCCATCACCTAGCGACAGGATTCCGCTATTGTAACTAGCATCGGACCGAGAAATCTTGAGAACCGGAAAATCGGCAGACCCACCAACCATCAGTCGTGCCTGCGGACTCGTCGTCCCCACCCCCAAATTCCCATCACTCGTGATGCGTGCGCGTTCGGTGGAAATATTTCCTGCGCCATTTGCAGAGGTCATAAATGTTATGACTCCGCCTGTAGAGTTTTGTCCTCTAATCCTCAATGCACTTGAGGAGTAATCAAGAAAGCCTCCATCGTATCCGTCAATACTAGACCCTGCTCCAGATATACGGATGTCACCAGCGACTTGGAGTTTTGAAGATGGGCCGGTATCGCCTATCCCAAAATTCCCCCCACTCGTGATGCGTGCGCGTTCGGAGCCGTTGGTCTCAAGCGTCAGCGCAGTACTTGCGCCGTTGGAAGATATGCGTCCAAGGTTGGTGCCAGATCCAAAGGCTATACCTTCACCAGTGTTATTAGTCGAGTTGAGGAACTGAACAAAAAACCCGTTGCTGCCGGTGACGTGGAGTTTTGTCCCCGGCGTACTCGTGCCAATCCCAAAATCCCCCCCACTCGTGATGCGTGCGCGTTCGGTGTTGTTGGTGGCAAATTTCATGTCAGAGTTATCTGCGTTCCAGACTTCCATTGCGGAATCGTCATGGAAGATATAACCCTTGTTTGTGCCACCAATAGTCAGGTTCATAATGGCTGTGCTAGAGCCATTGATTGTGACATTGCCTCTACTTGCCGCAGATAGCGGTGCAGATGTTCCACCGACAATCAAATTCCCAGAGGAGTCGAGGCGCATCTGTGTCGTTGCGGTTCCAGCAGAATAAGTTCTAAATACCAAAGCACCACTGTTATCCGCGCCTTCGCGCACTGCGCCAATTTCGCTAATGGGGTTGATAACCGCTGCGCCATCTTGAATTGCAAATGCGTGAGTAGGGCCGAAGCCATCAGCCATGTCCCCAGAAGACGTTGCAAGCGAGCGTGAGGCAAAAACAGGAACCGCCGTGGATGCGGTGCTTCTTTCAAAAAGCGAGGTTGTGCCAGCAGTACTGGCTACGGCGTGTACTTTTCCAACAGGACTGCTCGTCCCGATGCCGAGGCCGGTGGAGGTGAGGCGCATTTGTTCTGTGCCATCCGTACCAACCGTCGCGCCGGTTCTAAACGTAGTAAACCCGCGAGTGCTGATCCGCATTTCAGAGGACGCATCGCCGTAGTTTCCAATAGCAAACGCACCAGAAGAAACGTCACTAAGAATATCGCCAGCCGGAATCACAAGTGCTGTTGAACCGGTAGAAACGCCAGAAATGCGAACCTGTCCTGCTACTTGAAATTTGCTAAGTGGCGCATTCGTCCCCACCCCAATCCGATCCGTTGACGCATCCGCAAAAAACAGATTCGCGTCGGTGTCGCCTTCGATGCGAGTGTCGGCATCTGCTCCCGGCTCGTTAATGACTACGCCGCCATTTAGGGTGGAACCGGAGGAGACGGTGAGGGAGGTGGCGGTAAGATTTGTAATGTTGGCTGAAGCAATGCTGAGATTGCTGATGACAAGGCTCGTCAGCGTAAGGTTTGTAATCGTCGCAGAAGTCGCTGACAGGTGAGTAATGGTTGCGGAGTTAGAGGCAAAATCAGCGATATAGTTAAGGCCATTCACCACATCCGTGCCGTTACTCGTCAGCACCATCTTCTTACCTTGTGGTACTGATACGCCCGTTTGACCGGACACCTTCACCGTCACCGCTCCGGTGCTGTTGTTGAAGATGAAGTAAAGTTTCTTGTTGGACGGAACGATTAGATTCGTACTAGCCCCACCTGTACCCGTCAGTTCGATGTACATGTTACGAGCGACACCCGTGGCACCGTTCGGGATGGTGATCGTGGTATCGGTTCCCGTGGAAACGGCTTGGGTGACGTAACCTGAAATCGCCTGTTCGATCAGGGTTCCAAGGTTGGTATTAGTGGTATTGCCCCATGTACCGGCTTGGTCGCCAGTACCGATGAGTTCAATCGCCAGATTAGTGCTGTATGTACTAGCCATGTGTCATTACCTCACGCCGCAATCTGTGTCCAATTTGGGTTTTGCGACGTACTAATTTCGTTCCAATTTGCCGTTTGAGAATCGTTTATATCTGTCCAATTTGCATTTTGAGCAGGATTAATAACCGACCAAATATTTACTGCACCTATAACACCTGTTCCGGTTACACCAGAGACTACAACATTTGCCCCGGCAGATGTAGTAACCGAGCCAACCGCACCCGTAGCCGATACGCCCGTGACAAAAACGTTAATGCCAACCGCTACACCGACGGTGCCAATCTGCCCCGTTCCTGCCACGCCTGTGACAGAGAGAACTTGATCGGTCTTAACCGAAACGTCGCCAACTTGACCCGAAGCCTGAACGCCCGTTACCGCTGCAACTGCCGCTGCAGCGACAACAACATCCCCAACCTCACCCGTTCCCGCAACGCCTGAGACGATAACTATGGTTTCTGGGACAACAACAACCGTACCGATTTGACCTGTTGCTGCAACGCCGGTCAGGGAGACATTAGCCTCCGCAACGACCGTAACCGTACCAATTTGGCCTGTAGCCGAAACGCCCGAGACCAAGACAACGGTATCGGCTGCAACCGTGACATTGCCAACCTCGCCAGTCGCCTCAACGCCGGTAACAAGAACATTGGCAGCGCCAACGACAAAGACATCCCCAACCTGCCCCGTACCCTCAACGCCGGTAACAGGAATATTTGCCGCAGCGACAACTGTAACGGTGCCAACTGCACCGCTAGCCGAAACGTCTGTAACTACAACAACTGCAGACGCAGCAATTCCTACCGTGCCGACTTCACCAGTCGCGGTAAGATTACCAACTCCCTGCCCCCAACCTTGTTCGCCCCAGCCTACGCCGGAAGCGTTCCAACCGTCGAAGGCGACTATGACGCCTGCCACGGCCCTTGCCTAACTAAATTAGGCGATACGAAGGATCGCAGTAGAAGCCGCAGCAGCCGGGAATTGGATGGTGAAGTTACCAGCGGTCGAGGTCTTATCCCCGCCAAACGCCAGCACCGCAACAGCCTTATTTCCCTGAGTCGAGTTATAGATCAAAGCACCGTTGGCTGTGATCGTTGCACTCGGGAAGGTCAGATCATCAAAGTCGATGAACGCCGTCGTGCTGCTGGAAGTCGGTACCTGCGAGATCGTCAGCGTCAGCCCACCTGCCGTGTAGTTCGTGCCAGATGAAGACACTTCGTCAGTCACCGTGTATGCCGTGGTAGTGGCACTGAGCGTAGCCGATGAAGTGTAAAGCGCGAGTTTGAACGTATCAGCCGTGGTTGCAGCACGAATCACGCCCGTACCAAAGTTGTGAATACCATCCAGAATCTCGACCTTAAATGAGGTCGTCATGGCCTGAGTAATCGCCATTTTTAATCTCCTAGATGCTTTGCAGCATCATTAAAACCATTTTCAATAAGGATACGACGCGCATTCATCCGTTCGGAGTCTTGCGCCTCTTGCAGGTACTTTGTAAGTACCCGTTTTAATTCTTTCTCCGTTTGTACACGAAGAATGCGGGTGGTAGCCCGTTCAGCAATCTCTTCCGGAGTATAACCCCGGTTGCTCGTCGTCTGGACAAAGACCTGCCCAAGTTCTACATCGCCTTCAAAACTCATGTGACAGGCACCCTAACTTGTCCAGAACGGTACGCATCCTGACGATCCAGACCGTCACCAAGGCGCTTTAATTGAGCTAAGGCTTCCATGTACTTCTGGTCGTAATACTGCATCATGTCCTGCTCACCCTTGAGGTAAATGTACGCCTCACGAAGCGACCCATAGAGCAGCACCGTTTCAAAGTTATCGCCAAGCCACGACGTATTCGCGCTAACGATAGAAGTCGGATAATAGTAGTAATGCAGTTCAGCCGTGTATGCAAGATTTGGCGTAGGCCCAATAATCATGCTCGTATCATCCCAAATTGCATAGTACTTAGGCTTGCCGTACGAGTTTGGCGGCGGGTACGCCTGTCGGATGTAGTTTACATCCTTGTTTAAAAGGTACTCATACTCACCCGTTGTCGGGTCAATTACCGCTAATGAAAACGTCGAAAGCCAATCGGACGGTAATTGAAAATACTGAAAATTAATCGTCATCGTCCCGGTCACGTTCTTGCGAATCGCAGGAATCTGAACCGAGTTATAGATACGCTCTTCAGCTAACTGCACAAACGTAGGTATATTGGAGACGAAGCTAGACTCCGTACTCTCGCAATAATCTTGAATTAGTGTAGAAAGCTGACTGTAATTCACGGCGACCAACCCGCCCGATACTTAGCGTTATTTTCAAGATTAATCTGTGACACAAACTTTGTGCCTTTAGTTGCGGCACCCGCACCTTTCATCTTCATGTGGGTGACGCCCTTGTTTACGTCCGTATCAGGATAGCCATTACGCCCCGTTGATTCAGGATTGGGCTTCGGCTGATTGTAAGAAGTATTTTTCATTAGTGTCCCCTTTGATTCATCACTTTAGCCATACCGCGACCGTACTTCAGCATGTCGCTGCCAGTTTTACCGCCATGACCAAATTTCTTTACGCCTTTTTTGCCTTTGTGCATACGAGATTCATGCTCTCGTACTTCTTCTTTCGCAACTTTACGCATTCCGTTCTTCATCTCAATCTCCTAGGTCGTAACGACCGTAACCGTTCCAATTTCTCCAACCGGGGCAAGATCATTCGGAGTTAGTCCTGCATCATTTGCTCTAGCTCCACCAACCGGGTTCCAGCCCCATTGAATTACTCGACTGCCACTTGCACCATCATTACCAATTTCATAAAAACTTAAATCAGGCCGTGGATTCCGTATAGCTTGCGGATCATCAACAGGGTAAAGACCCAATGACAACTGCGGCTGATCTGGCTCCCAACACTCTGGACAAACCAAGATGTTGACATTTTTGGTCTTGATTGTCAGAGATTTTAATTGCCGAAGTTTGAAACGAAATCCACATCGGTCGCACTCCGCAATCGCGTGTTTGCCACTTGCAAATCTGTTTGGCATTAGTAGCCACCCAAGAAACTCTCACGTGGCACGAACCGAACCGCCGCCTTCTCACGATCTTCTCCAGATGCCAAATCCCAAGCTTCGTCATATTGAGCCTTGAGCATCGGCATACGAACATCCGCGCCGGGAATTTTCATCGATAGGTAATAAGCTAAACCAGCCACCATGCAAGGCATAAAACGAAAAGGAATGTCTTGACCGTTTACACCCGTGCCGGGATCAAACATACGGCGAAGCCGGGTATATACCAACGTCCAAGTCGTCGTGTTGTCAGGCTTGGGCCAAACTACAAATTGCGGATAAACCACGGCATCATCCGCACCTGTCGCACCCGTACGGCGATTAATCCAAATTTGAATTGGACGCCCCGTCGCGTTCTTGTTAGGGATTGAAAGGTAGGTACTGGATGAAATGCGCGTGATGTTGATGTCTTGCTGGTTCGTACCCGTACCCGTACGGATCACGTGGTCAAGTAGGTCAACCGTATCCACCGGTAAATCATATGTACTTTGATTATAAGTCAAAGTCTGAGTGCCTTGCTCCAACGTCCATAGGTTAATGCCGCGATTTGCCCAGTCCATCAGCAGGAGGGCAAGACTACGCTTCGACGTACGGAAATCGTAACCCGTACGCAGTTCAGCCCCACAACGCTCGAAAGCCTCTTCAATAATCGTATTGAGGTCGAGGTTAAATTCTGTGGTGGCTGTAGTCTTGTCTACCATTACATGCCCTGCCTTCTATATGACCTTACTTTTTCTTTAATGCCTTTAGGCTGCGAAACAAACTGCTTGCCTTGAGCTTTGCCACGGCGCTTTGCAGCCGTCGTACGAGCGTATTCCGCAGGGCTGAGAGCTTTGATTGCAGCTTCCGGTAGATACCTTTCACCCGTTTTGCTAGAGGGTTTACCACTTTTGGTTCTCCATTTCTGATCACCCCACGCTTTAAGAGACTGCTGCGGAGCTTTCATTTGTACCCGCCGCCTCGTGCCTTATAAGTCTTTGCCAGTAACTGTGCCTTTCTTGCACTCCACTGGCCTGCCCCAGTGCCTTGAACGGCACGAGCCTTAATAGACTCAAACAAGCTCTTCCGCATACCGGGCTTAGTGTAGTTACCAGATTGATTGACCTTGCTCTTGACCTTACCGCCTTCAGCGTGACGAATTGGTTTGCCGGTACCAATCACAGGCTTATTGTCCCCGCGCCGTCTAGCACGAGGAACTTTACTAGGAGCAATCACGCCCATACCGCGAGAACTCATCATATAAGTCTTCCTCTAGTTTTACCGCGCTGAGCGATACCATCAGCACGTTTAGAAGCAGACGAAACAGAACCGCCACTGGCATATCTCTTTACGCGACCACCTTGATTGAATACGCCACGGCCTTTAAGAACATCAGCGCGAGTTACTTTGCCATCGCCAGTTAGGTCAGGAAAACTACCGCCCGAAGCCATTTTTTTAATCTTACCGCCACGGCGCATACCCTCTTCTGCCTTTTCTTTAGCATCGAGGCGTCTACGGGCTTCTTCTCTATTTACGCCCATGTTCCGCATGACACTCTCTTCCTCACGAAGACCAAAAATGTCAGTAAGTTTTTTAAGCGGTGATAATAAACGTTCCCCGTATGTAGTTGTAGGATCGTTATATCGCCCTGAACCTACTCTTGGACTATAATTTTCAGGCAATTTTCTTTTCGGGGCTACGCTTCTACTAACAGGCGTTTTAATTTCGGAAGTCTTGGTTTCTGTAACTTCTTTAAGTTTATTATTACTAACATTATTAGGTTTACTTTCCTCTTCTTTAGTACGGGTATGAAAACGCTCCATTTTCCCCGTCTTAGGATTCTTAAAAGTAAAAGTATCCTGTTTTTTAGCACGTGCTTCTGCAAAAGCCTGTTTAAAAGTCATAGGCTTATCTTCATCGCTATTTCTGCGATTAGACATAGGCACGCGTCCCTTGCCGTCACTGTAGCTAGTCATTCCCGGTGGATTTTCTTCGTAGCCGCCATCAATGCCGCCACCGAGTCTAAACTTACGCATTTTTCGTTTCATACAAAACGTCCTTTGGTTTTACCCTTGCTGGCAATGCCATCAGCGCGTTTAGATGCTCCACTACCAGACTGAGGTTTACCGTTCATTTTTTTGGTCATGCCACCTTTTGAATAAGACATGCCACCCATATTCATTTTTTTGGTCATGCCACCATTAGAATAGGCCATACCACCCATATTCATTTTTTTGGTCATGCCACCATCAGAATAAGGCATACCGCCCATATTCATTTTCTTGATCATTTTCATCATTTTAGGCTTCATTCTCATTTCGATTTACTCCTAAATTTGCGGCCTTTATCGGCTTTAACGTACTCCCGCCCCACGGATTGTGGAATATCAACTTTTTTAGCGAACGCTTTGTTATTAGCGACCGCAGCCATTAGACGATGTTGTTTAGCAGATTTACTAGGCACGGTTTTTCCACTTCTTAATCCAACCTTGTACGGTTTTAGTTTCGTAAATACGGATACCCGTCCACAAAATAGTAAATATTGCCGCAACAGACGGAAGCATTTCGATTAGAGTTCCTATTACCGTAAAGACAGATAGCGCGTCACCCACGTTTTTTAGGGTTTCAACATTTTCGTCTTTCATTTTTAGCAATTCCATGCGCGAAGTGATTTATTGATCCGACTGTTCGGATCGTTAGCAGTCTTGGCACTCGTCAGTTTCTTTTTCATGCCCGACATACGGGCACAGAATGATTTCTTACGCGCACCGCCCTCGGGTTGAGGACGCTTGAGACCCGGCTTACCGGGATTAGCACGGTTGTAGGAAGCCCTGCCTTTGGCATTCAAGCCGCCAGCAGGATTCTTACCTTCCTTGCGTTGCCACGCAGGAGTTTTAGCCATAAATCACCAGCGTGGAGATAACGGCTGACGGGACGATGTAAATGCTCGTTTGGAAGAGCAATCCTTCACCCGGCATCAGGGTGTAGTCCGCAGAAGTTGAACTTGCCTTGGTGTTTAATACGATCTTGACTGGGCCATTAGCCCCGCCGTCACGAAACGTCACTGTACCCGCACCGGTATCAGGAACAATGTAAATCGCTTTTACGCGAGAACGCCCAATTACAAGGCTATTTTGATCCAATAGATCGCCAGCAGTCGTAGCGACTTTACTGGCTAAGACATCTGTTTGCATTGTCATACCCTCCTAGGGTTAGGGGGTATTAGCTAGCAGAAATAGCAGCCAAAGTGTCCACACGCAACCAGTTGGTGCCGTTGTAAAACGCAAGAACCGGGTTACCTGCAGCGCCATTTGAGAAATAAGCAACGGAGCCTGTAGAGACGTTACTCGTAGGGGCCGTAGCAACCGTGAAAACACCCAGATTAACCGGGCCACTGAATGTAGTCTGAGCCATTTTAAATTACCTCACATGCGAGTCGTCCATCAGTCTGCATGTCGTCAGCCGGGTCTGTCTGATGGACTTAAATTACCCCGGTAAATTCAACGTATACGCTTACAAAACAAAAAAGGGAAGGGGGCTTTCACCCCCCTCCCACACTCATCAAGACGAACCCGGCGAACCAAACATACCCAGCGGATCACTAAAGCCGAAGCTATAGCGTTCACGGGCTTTGTAACGGACGTTACCGGTGTCGAAATCGCCGTCCATGCTGTTTTGCAGCGGGGTACGAACGAAGTACTTCATACCGTTCGGAACGTCGGTGGTTAGGAACCACGCATTCGTATCCGTCAGGTAGTGGTTAACAGTGTAACCACCCGGAATCGACCCCATCGCCTTCAGCGCGTTGATGTCGTTGTCCGCAGTTGCCACGCGAAGCTCCGTATCGAGGAGACGCTTGGCAGTGAACATCAGTGCTGGAGGCACGATGAGCTTACCGGGCTTCGCCGCGATCAAGAGTCCACGTTCATCAACCCAACCAGCAATCTGAATGACCGCCGCCTCAAGCGAAGTTTCGTTGAGGTCAGAAGCCGTCAAACGGTTGCTGTTGGTACCACCTGAAACAAGCGGGTGTGAAGTCGAGAACAGGGCCACACCGTCACCACCGGGGTAGGACGCTGAAAAGCCGTTGTTCAGAACTGCAGCCGCCTTAACTTGCTTCGTGTACGCCATCGCTCGGGCGAGCGCCTTGGTATATCGCTTAGACAGCGAATCGTACAGGTTGTCTTCAACCGCCTCTTCCGTGATGGAGAAGCCGAGAGCAATTGTCTCGTGACTGTAACGAGCAGTCCACGCTTCCTGTGCGTTGTCATACGCAATAGCAGAGCCTTCGGCTTTTACCGGGGCTGCACTAAATCCAGAAAGTTTGGTCTCCTCTTCAAAGGAACGTTCGGAGGTCTCAGTTTCATAGATCTCCTTATGCTCCTCACCATAGGTCTTGTACTCAAGGCCAAACAGGGCATTCAAACCCGGAAGGAGTTCCTTAAGTAACTGTGCGCGTGAAATAGCCATTTCTTAGAACTCCCCTATTAAATGCCGAGTGGGTTGTTATAAGCGTGACCACCCACAATCAGAGAGTTACTCGTAATGTATGAAGCATTAAACTTCACGATAACTTCTGGGTAGTAGGTAGTGCCGCTTGACACAAAGGAAGTGTCTTCAACCACATCGACAATGCGAATAGGCAGCGAACGAGTGGTTGCAACAGAGCTAGTCAAAAGCCCTTGCTGCGAATCGCCCGTAGTCGTATTTAGCGTATTAGCCACCAACGCAACGTTGGAATTAATGTCGCCATACACGAAGCCGCCCGAGGTCGAAACCACAAGCGAAGCCGACACGCCGACAGCCTTGAACAGGGTGTCCGGGTCATCCGCTACGTATGCGTAAACAAACGTACCAGCCTTGACCGAAGTACCCGAAGTCCACTGCTGCGAAAAAGTCGGCTGACCAGTTACAGAGGATACGAACGTGCAACCCAAGAATACACCGGCAAAGCCAGCGTCCGGGGGAGCCGTCGTTTCCGTACACACAACAACAGTGCCGTCCGATGCGAATTTCACCGGGTCGCCGTATCCAATACTGGAAGCACCAGAATCAATACGACGTTGGCGAGTCGAACCGGCAAACACCTGCCCGCCGATTATATTAATCGGCTTCAAGCCATAAGGCTTGTCGATAGTAGGATATGCCATTAGTTACTCCAAAATAAATTATTTACCTTTACCAAACGAGATCGTCGTTCTCTTTTCATTAAAGAGCGGCATACGTTCATCGTTTAGCTTCATAAAGTTGTTGTCTACAGACTGCAGTTGAGCCTTTGCTTGCTGCGCGTAATAGTTATCGCGCTGATTCATCAACTCTTCTGGAGCTTTACACAACAACAAACCACCGATCTCAACGTTCCCTTTAAATTTGGAATTAGGATCGGTCATATGCATCAACTCCGGATGGTCTTCAGCCTTCACAGGCTCCCAACCTTCACGAAATTTTGCGGAGGTATTCGATGGGTCAGCAGTTCCCATAATACTTGTCCGGATGTAGCGGAACACCCAACCCGGCTGCGGCGTAGGTGCCGGAAGCGTCTGGGGAGGAGTCCAATTTTTTGTGCGCTGCGTCGATTCTCTATTTTCAACTTCACGATCAAGACGATTGTTAACCATTGTCGTTCTCCAGTTTCATAAGTTCTCGTGCGTACTGCTCGTTGCTCAAACCTAATTTCTTAGCGATAGCAACTTGAGTCGGTGTCAGGCGTACCTGACGAGGCGCGGTTCCCCGCGTGACCGGAGCCACTACATTGGCTGGTTTTGTGCGAGTAGGTTTTTCAACCTCTCTCGTTTGAATCGGCTTTTCTTCCTGTTCTACTTCCTCATCGAAATAGTCAGCGAATCGCTTCTTCATCGTCGAGTCGATCTGGCGATAGTAATCATCGCTACGCAAATCTACTCCAGACCTTTCTAATTTAGCGTGCAGTCCAAGTGCGAGGGCGGTCATCTCCTCGTCTACGCCGAACCAAGGGTTTTTCTGTCTCCATAATTCAGCTTTCGGGTCGATTACTGGAGCAGAAGCCTGTGGCGTTTGGACTTGTTGTGTTTGTTGTACACCCGATTCTTGGGGTTGTAAAGTAGGCTGAAATCTGGAGTATTGCTGCAGCCGAAGTTTGGCATCGGTCAGGGACTCCTGAGCCTCCGCAATCTTCTCGGCATCACCAGCCTCATAAGCCTGTTTTAGCCTGTCTTTGGCTACATTAAGTTCATTGTTAGCAGCCTTGGTAACTTCTTGGATAAAGGCGCGTTCGCCCACACCAAGTCGCTGCTTCAGCCGCTTGTTCTCCTCGTATTGCTGTTGGGCAAACCGGACAGCCTCATCTTTTTCACGGGCGGCACGTTCCTTCTCACGACGCTCGTCGTGCCAGACCTTTTTCATCTGGGAGAGGCGTTTCTTTACCTTTTCGGAATACTCCTCAAGATCATCCTTTTCCAGTTCATCCACAATGTCTTTGGGCAGAGGTTTACGGCCCCGGTCTTCTGGCGGGGTATCATCCTCTACTTTAACTTCAATATTGTCGCTAACTTCTTGTTTTGCTTCGACTTTTTCAGCCTCGATCTCATCAGGAAACTTAAATTCAGTTTGTTCAACAGCCATGATTTACTCCTATGCGCGACGGATTCCACGGGGGTCTTCGACCACCGCTTCCACCGTATCGTCGTTGATAATGCGGAACTCCCGACCGTGGATGACCACGCGGGTGCCTGAATAGGGGCGGGTCAGCACAAAGTCGCCTTCCTTGCACCAAGGGCCAGTGGGAAAACGTTCCTTGTCTGCGTAACAAAGGTCACCCATTTTGACGACAAACAGAACCACCGTGGTCTGCTCCTCGACTTTTCTGGTGTCCTCGGCTTTAACGATCCCCCCCTCAAACTCCTCCTCTACATGCGGAACTGCACACAAAATTCGATAGCCTTTTGGCTCCGGTAGGAGTTTGGCCTTGTTAGCCTCTTCCTGTGTTTTTGCTACGTCTATGCTACTCACTCTTCCTCCAGCCGTTTTGCAAGGTCTTTGATATGGTTCTTGGCGAGATCGAGACCCTGTAGCGCCCCGCAAAGACGTTTGTATTCGCCTTCGTCCAACTTACCTTGGATTAAGGTTTCAACAATTAATGTGCGCTCTTCTTGAAGTTTTGTATCCAAGTATTCTAGAGCGTTGGAATAACCCATTTACTCCTCCCTTCTTGGATTTTTTGACCGTAACATTGTTTGTTTTGCGATATCGATACCCATACGCATACCTTCAGTTTGCTGCTTGGCAGACAAATTGGTCTTGTGCTTCTGAACATCCACACCGAGTCGTGCAGCATCAAGTTGCGTTCTATTAGCTATTTCTTGCTTCCGTAGGTCGAGTTCATCGGCCTTGGTAGCTGCCATGATCTGCATCTCTTGCTGTTTGCGTTGCAGTTCTGCTTGCTTGAGTTGTGCCTCAAGCTGCAATTCTGTTTGTCTATTTTGCGCTTCCATCTGAATCTGCTGCGCCTTGAGTTGCAGTTCCTGCTGACGGAGTTGCAGTTCTTGCTGCTGCATCTGCAGTACAGGGTCTTGAGCCTGTTGTTGAGCTTGCTGCATTTGTGCTTCAGCTTGATCTTTCTGCAAAAGTTTGGCGGCTGCGATAGCAGAAAGACGCGAGACTTGAATCTCAGCTTCTTGCGGCAGATACGTTTCGTCCTTGTCCTCCTCCGGCATCGGCGGGAGGGCGACTCCAAGTTGCTTTTCAATTTCTTTGCGGTACTGAAACGCTACATGTTCCATGATGTGAGCCATCGCAGCGCCCATGATCTCTTGCGCCTTCGGGTTTTGCCCGATAATCTGGCGCATCTTCGGGTCTTGCAAAGCAGCGTTATGCACTTGCAAGTGAGCCTCGTGATCTTGATACATAAACGCCTTGACGGGTTTGCCGTTTAGGATATCCATGTTTTCGGTGATCGGGTCACGCGGCTTCATCTTGTCTGGGTCAGGAATAATTTTCTCAGCGTTCTTAACGCCAAGAGTCTCAATCATCTGCCGGTGCAAGTACGGCATATCGTAGATGCCGGGTGAAGACTGAGACAACTGCAGCACGGCTTGGTATTGCACGATCTTTTGCGACATCGTAGCCGCGTTTGGATCACTGACTGGGATGACATCAACGTCATCGTAGTCAGCTTTCTTGGCCTTGCGATTGCCTACTTCCGGCTCGTACGAATACTCATCTGGTGTGTTATCACGAATAATTGCAGCTAGAAGTTTAAACTCCTGCTTCATCGTGTAGTAAATGCGAGCCTGAATCGCCGTCATTACTTTGAGAACGCGCTCAAGCACAGCAAGCGTAGTGCCTACTGGAGCCTGTGATGACATGTCACTAATCTTGAGATCAGACACCGCAGCGAATCTGCGGCCCTCCTCGATCACCTTGTCCATAAGTAGAGCAAGGGTTTGGCTTGGCTCTTTGTACGGCAGCGGCAGGATGTTGTCCCGAACCGCGCCAGAGGGTACGTCTACGTCTCGCCACTCACCGGGAGCGATGGGTGTATCGTCTCCCTTGATACGCAGACCGCGTGATTTGAGACCACCCGGAAGATTGCTAAGAGTTCCTGCGTCGATAAGTTGACGAAGGAGGGAAGTTGCCGCTTTAGAGTGACCGCCGATAAGGTGTATAAGTCCGAAGTAGTAAAATCCAAATCCGGGTATATATCCATAATGAACGAAATGTTGTCGTTTCTGTTTGAGTTTATCGTCTTCACGATAATTTCTCCTAATCGCCAAAACGGTGCTGGTTCCTTTTTCAAGGGTCACTACATACGGTAGAGCAATTCCTGTTTCGTCGTTGTTTTTATCGACATCAGGGTAACCCGGCAAGTCGATGTTCACATGCATCTCAAGCAACTGGAACCTGTCATCCATGGACGCCGAGAAACCTTGATCTTCAGCCTTTTGCTTCTCCACCTCATCCATCGTGCGAACCGGATCACCCAAGTCTACATCACGATAAAACCCCGCGTGTTGTAGTTTAATTAACTCATTTTTCGTCTTACGCATCCGGTGCGTAACACGCTCGGCACCTTCCAAATTGGCTGCGCCGTACGGCACGATAATGTCTTCAGCCGAGATATAGATAGCAGTCTGCCGATCAAGCGAAGGATCAAAGTAAATTTTCTTAAACGCATTACCCGCCAAAGCCATGCTGAGCAACATCCGCTCATGCTCTGGGCGGTACTCTTTCATTACCTCGGTCAACTGATAGTTCATGTCATCCGCGACACGAACAGCGGAATCTTTCTTCTCGTTAGTCTCCTTGCCGATGATCTTGGTTTTGACCGGCCCCATGGCAGGAAAGGTCTCCATAATGGTCTCGGACTGAAACTTGACCGCCGACTCCATCAGAAGTGGGTGAAACACACCACACGCACCGGGCCACGGCTCAGTACGTTCTTCGTATCGAATACCCAAAATTTTCAAACCTTTGACGTAGGTATCTAGCCAGTCCTTGCGACTTGAAAGGTCTTGTTCGTACTGCCCCAAAAGTTCAGAGGCTAGGCTCTGCAACTCGTTCTCACCCATGAAATCAGCAAGGTTGGCGTCAAAGTCTTCGGCACGTGGCTCAGACTTCACAAGGTTAATCACAACCCCGTCGATACCAATAGATACGCTTTCAGGGTCTTCAATCTGAATCTCAATCGGCTCGGGGGGAGCAAGTGCTTCAAGACCCTGCGGAGCCTGCATTAAACTTTTATCAACGGCCATTTAGATTCTCCTAGTAATATCCGGCTGCTAGTGACTTACGACTCTTAAACCACTTCTTCGGCTCCGGCTCGTCAGTCGGAAGACGGATAAACCCGCCTTGACGGAACCGCAAAAGCGCCAGCGTGGTTGAGTCCACTAAGTCATCGTTCGCGCCGGATGGGAAGTCGTTACACTCCTCGACGACCTCTCGCGCCCAGCGCCTATCGGGTACCCAGACTATACCCGCAGCAAACAAGTCTGACACAGCATTTACTCTACTGATCTTGTCCTGCCCCTTGGACGGGGTAAACTCGCTAAGCGGCACACCCATGCGGCGCATCTCCTGATAAAGCGCCGCACCGTTGGACTTCTTTTCCACAATAAATGAATCAGGATTCCAGTCTTTGTACTCCTCCAGCACCATCGCCTTCAGTTCAGGGAACTCAAGCCGCTCTTTGATGGCGTTCAGCAAGATTAGGTTATAGTTCTTAGTCTCCTCGTTAAAGAAGACCCCCCATGTAGTCAGGGCGTTAAAGTCAGAGCGGTTAGTCTTTTCTTGAGCGGCGTCGAGGCTCATAATAATGTGTTCGCAAGGGGGCGGATCCTCCTTCTCCCACACCTGCCACCATTCTCGTTTGAGCAAGGCACCTTCTTCTGAGGTCGGCTGCTGCATGTACTGTGCCTGCCAATAGCGCACATCCATACTCGCCTTTTTGGCAAGCAGTTCTTCCAGTGTCCAGAAGTCAGGCCAAAGCGGTTTGTCGTTGAGAACAGCGGGAAACTCGACCAATTCCCATTGATCCGCGTCCTCGTTCTTAGTCATGTGGTCTACGATCTTGCCGGTCAAATCCATCTTTGACCATCGAGTCATTACGACGATAATGGCACCACCCGGCATCAATCTTTGGACTGGGCCTGACTGGAACCACTCCCATGCTGGCTCAAATACGTCGGCTCTGCCTTGCTTCGCTTCCTGCTCAGAATGAGGGTCGTCAATAATGAAAAGATCAGCGCCGCGACCGGCCAAAGCACCGCCAACACCAATAGCAAAATACTCACCATTAAAGTTAGTACCCCAACGAGAAGCACTCTTACTATCAGCTTGAAGCTCAACAGTCGGGAAAATGTCATGATAAAGGTCTGAGCCAACAAGATTACGCACCCTTCTGCCAAAGTTGACCGCCAAATCGGCGGTATGTGAGGCCATAATGACCTTTTTATGCGGAAATTTGCCTAAAAACCATGCCGGAGCGAGGTAACTGATCATTTCCGACTTGCCATGACGAGGCGCGATGTTGACGATGACCCTTTTTCGCGCTCCTGCAGCAATATCTTCAAAAATTCCAGCTAATTTTCTATGGTGCGGCCCTACTTTGTAGCCCGGATACACGTGAGCGATAAAATCTAAGAAAAAATCCTTGCCAACGGCACGGGTACGCTCAGTTTGATACGTCTTTAACAACTCCAACGTGCGCCGTTTCTGCTCATCGGGCATCGTTGGCAACGCCATACGCAGCGCTTTGAGTTTTTCAGGAGTTAGTTGGGGAAGTTTCATCAGGCAGTAAGTAATCTTCGGGGTTTATATTGTTATTACTTTCACCAACTACGCTGTACTCAATACCTTCCAGTACCTGCAGAAGTTCTTTTTCAACTTCCTCGATGGGCTTAATAACGTGCGTGGTCTCAGTTCGACGCTTAAATGCGTCCACGCCGTCAATCTCGCCCAGTTTGGCTACCGCCTGCATCTTTAACTTATTATCTTTAGTATGCTCAATCTCGTATACGAGTTTATTTATGACATAGTTTTTAAGATCGGCTAATTCTTTGACAATAGCACCGTTAGAACGGTAGACCAGACCCGATAAATACGCAGTGAACTCGTCCGAGTGCAGGGCATATTCAGGCCGTGCATCAGGATCTTCCATCATTTTTCTAGCCATTTCCTCGGCAGCGTCCTTCTCTTCGCTAGTCGGGATGATGGGCTGGCCTGTTAGATCAGATACGAGTTTTATAGTACGTACCCGCATGCTTAGTTCTTCAGCCGGAGTTAACTCCGGCAACGCTTCAGCCGCGCTAGCGGGGAGCGGAATGTTGTCTTCGATGTACGGCACAAGTATTTGCATGGGCCTCAACCCAAGTAGTGCGGAATTTATAAAGGAATCTTAAGGTTCCATCAAGGGGGGGTTTTCTATATGAAGGGGGGTGGGGTACGAACATTGGAGAAATGTGGGGGAGATTTGTGTGGAATAGTATGTATAGAGTTTTGTGCGGGACTCCTAAACCTAGCGACATGGGTGGGTACGGGTGGGGTCGGCTAGGTTGAGGACTAGCACTATTGTGTGGGCTTGAGTTCGCGCCATTTTTTGCCTGCCGTCTGGTCTGACACTGTCAGGATCGTAGTGTGGTATAATGGAATTACATCGGACGTGTTGTTCGGTGTCGCGAAACCGGCGCGATTCTTTCCGGTGGAGTTGTCACTACCATGGCACAAGCCAACACGGTCGCGGATACCGTTAAATCCGTACTGGCCCCGTCCATCGCTGACGGGATTTCTGGACTCGGTCGCGAGGTCGGCGGCCATACTCGTGCGGATCGCACGAAGTGGTCAAAGTATCGGGGCGAGTTCGCAAGGCTAACTGCGGATTTCCCGCGCACCGAGTCGGGTGCGTTGGATCGCGAGTCCGAAGCGTGCGAGGAAGCGCGGAACCTGTTCATGGCTGCGGCGATTATGTCGCTGACCGAGGGTTCCGAGTATGACCGTCCGCTGCACAAGTCGGGAGACGATGAGTTCCACGTACCGAGCGTGTTTACAAATGGTAAAAACGAGCGTCCGGCGAACTTCGTGCTCACGGGTCGTAACGCGGTTGCGATGGATCGGGCGAGTCTCGCGAAGTTGCCGAGCATGACCGATAACCCGATGGGGCTGCGTCGGTTCGTAGAGTCTACGCGCAAAACCATAACCAACACGGCGACGAAGGCGTGGGGTCGGTTCTTTGAAGCGGAGTTCGTCGAACGATCTGGCGGTCGCGGTGCTACTCAGTCGGTTGATGAGTGGGTCGATAGTCTCGCGAAGCCGATGATTGCCAAGTTGGGCAAGGCACGAACGGACGGTCGCAAGGTCGCCACAAACGACGGCGCGAAGAAGGCTCTGGCAGCGTTCCGCAAGTCACTTCTCGGTTAAACCCAACGGGGCGGGGCGGCGCAAGCCGCCCCTGCTCTTACACTATCAGGGGAGATTGTTATGCGTAAAATGTTCAGAGCGCATGTTACCGTGTCGGACCCTACATGGGGCGACGATTATCGTCCAGAAATCCAAGACACTTACACTATCCCGGTTTTCTTTCGAGATCGTGAGGCGGCTATGCAAGCCGCGATCAAGTCGGCCAGTCGATACATGGCGCGATGGGGAAATGAACATATCGATATGTTCGGGCGGCGTGTTCCCGGCGGCGTGGAGTGCAAAGTTTCGGTTACGTCCGAACGGGTGGTGGTAGTATGATCATCTACAAAGTGTTCCACACTCGCATGGATGAACATGGCAGCATGATCGAATTCTGTTCGGAGTTCGATTCGTTTAACCAAGCGTTTTACTGGGCGAAAGAACTCACCAAGTTGGAATTACCGACTCGATGGGAATTCGATTTCGTAGACGCGCCCAAACAACACGAGTTCTATTTCTAAACCACAACCCCGTCAGGCTCACGCTTGGCGGGGCTTTTTTACGCCCGAACGACTTTGGTTCACGCCGTGAGGCCAGTTCTTGTGAAGCCAGTTCTATAGATACCAGTTCTATAGATACCAGTTCCTAGGGAAAAGGGTAAAGCCCAAGGACAAGGCAAAAGCGTATGGCGAAGGCCGTTGCGCGAGGAAAATGGAAAAGCGCAAAGTTCTGACAGTGTCAGACCGAAAACTTTATCGACCGCCTTGGGTATCCAAGGCTACCAGAAAAGATTTCGCGGGTCAAGCATTTTTTGTTCCGATTCTGTTCCGCACGTGTTCCAAGCCTCTGGAACACGCAAGCCTTTGATAAATAAAACAAAAACACGGTTTGTTCCAATGTTCCACGTTTTCCGAGAGGGGCTAAGCGGACAAAGTTAGACGCCGTTCATGGCACGGCGCAAGTTCGTAAATAAAATTTTTTCGGCAATCCGTAGCCCCTATTCCCAATTTCATGGAACATGGAACACTTACACTATTTTCTGTTCCATAATATAACTTCTTCTTCTTCTTCTTTCTTAAAAATCAATAACTTACTTCATCCGCTTACACTACGGAACGTAGCACCCGTGAAGAATAGTGCAACTTTTTTTTCTGGAACACGCTGGAACACCGGAACATCTGACATTGTCAGAGCAACACATATCCCACGCTGACACTGAAGACCAGCCAGACCAGAATATACAAAACACTTTCACGCCTTTCACGTTACGCATCACCATTGATTAGCCTATCGCCGTTGCTGTATCGACTTGATTTATTAGTCAAGTTTTGTTATAATATCTATACAGTCGAGGAAGCAAACGAGGTCATAAATACTCGCGGCTCTGACACTGTCAGAAACAAGATTACGCGAGAGAAACTTGGACGTTGTGGGTATCGCGTAATCACCCATGAGGTTGAACGTCCTGCATCACCCGTCCGCGTGGGGGCGGGTGTAAGAACGAGGTTAAAAGCCACCCACGCTGTAACTACCACTCGAAAAACGGGAGTACTGTAAATCATGTCGCAGAATGGTATGGAAAAGTTATGCACGAAGTGTTGGGCGAAGCGCGTACCGTATGCCCGTAGCATGGCGGGATTCACTACCTGCCTACCCTGCGGGGAGCGCGTGGCGAGGGCTAAGCGGCACACCATCGTGCCGATGCACAAATCAAACTACATCGTGACTAGTAACCCTGAAGACCTGAAGGGCATCAACAACAAGGGAGGGTTTTACAGATGAATTCGCTTTTAGAAGAGTTGAACTGGAGTCGCGAGGAATGGTTGCGTATGGAGCGCGTAGCCGTGGGCAAGATTTGCGGGTGCAAGTCTTGCCTGTGCTGCGAGGAGTTAAAGCGTGACACCGAGCGGCGTAGAGCGAAGCAAGCGGTAGCCAGATTCATCACGACAAAAGGAGGTCGCTGACATGGTCAGAAAAGTAACTAATCAGTTGTTGGAGCAGGTGGATGGGTTGGACTTTGGTTATGCCCGTCACGTGCTGCTGTGTGCGCTCAAGTACATGAGCGAGGACGAGGTCGCTGACATGGCGAGGCGTAATGAACTTCTGTGGGACGAGGAGGACGAGATCAATGAGTGAGCAGGAAATTGTCGAGTTGAAGGTCGAGATACACAACGCCCTAAAGCAAGTGTATTTCAAAGGATTCCACCACGGTTTCACGGCGGCCCTCACTGGCTCCGTGATTTATTACTTTTTTATCTGACACTGTCAGAAGGAGGCGTGAGATGGATAATGTTTATGTAGTACTAGTGCGAAGGAATACGGCGACTAATAACGGAGAGCCGCTCTCCATGCATACAACCCTAAACAAGGCACGTAAGGCGGTACATTCCTACTGTAATGACTACGGGGTCGGGTCGTTTAGCACAAAGGAAGCGTTGGTAGTGCGAAGGGTACGGTTGAACGATATGTATGGTGTGGTTAAAAGTTTTCACATTGAACACGAGGAGGTGTGAGATGGCTAAGAAGATGCAAGTGCTTGTGGTGTTTGAGTTTGATGGGGTGGATGATCTTGAAAGTGACAAAGCCAACAAGGTTGTTCAAGTTATTACAGAGGACTGCGAACGGCTCACCGACGAGTACGGTGCAGACTGCGTGTGGGTCGAAGAAGTTTTTATGAACACTGATAGATGGATTTTGGCAAAGGAGGCGTGAGATGTTAGTAGATAAACAGGCAGGGGAACTTTGGGCGGAGCGTTCCGCGCAACGTATAGATGAGTACGTGCAGCGGCGAGTGCGCGAGATGAAGCAGGACGGTATGTCTGATGCCGACGCACAAGCGCAAGCGCAGCGAGAAGTTTTTGAGGGTAAATCATTTGGGTACTACCCCGTTACGGGCGAGGTGCAATCGTGAACATGAACATCCAAAACGACATGAACGACTGGTGGCACGACCACAAGCGTCAGGAAGAAGAGCGTCAACAGTTAGAACTTGAACTAGCCAAGATACGGCAGGAGGTTGAGCGTATGCGTGTTGAACCGCAACAGGACTACAACAGGATCCACGGCACGTGCCTCAAGGGCTACGTCCGTGCCGACTTCAATGACTTGGTCATGGCGTTTGGTGAACCATTAGACGGTGATGGTGACAAGACTCAAGCCGAATGGGTACTTGTGTTCACGCTGCCAGACGGGGACGAGATCGTGGCGACGGTGTACGACTGGAAGAAGTATGACACCGCGCCCATGCTGAACACTGAGTGGAACATCGGTGGGCATGATTACCGCGCTCCAGAGTTGGTGATCGATTATTTGAATTACATTCGAGACATGAACGAGCAACAGAGCGCCGTAGCACCAATGCCCAACGCCGATAGGTTTTCGGCTTGATTAGATTGTTAAGTTGTGTTATACTATTCTTGTCATGTGGTAGTGACAAACGGGCAGGACTGCCAACTGCCCGACTCTACCTAACTGTAAATACTTACGACTCTGACAGAGTCAGGAGGCTGAGCAAATGGAATCTCAAACGAACTCATTACTAAAAAAGCCAGATCATGTCGTCTCACTTGCTACGTCTGGCATCTTGGTCAACATCGAAGTCAGTGTGTGGACTGGCACGAAGCAAGATCGCGAGATCAGTGACGAAGTCACCACCGCCAAGAGAGCCGACAGGGACGCAGGACGTTTCGTTAAGAAACTTCTGGCAGGTGTCCACGAGCATCGGGCTGTGCTGAACGACAGGCAGACTTGGTACAACTTTGTCGAGCGCGAGACTTACCCGTGGTCTGGTCGATGGCGATTCTTACCCACGCCGCGCATCGTGGGGTTCATGAAGCAGGTCGAGGAGCGTCAAGCCAAGACTGAAGAACTCAAGGACAAGTTCCGTCAGGTATACACCACCGCCGTGGCTAACGAGGCGTTTGTCCAAGGCGATATGTTCAAGGCGACTGACTACCCGCCTGTGGACGAGGTGATGTCGTGCTTCAAGGTGAAGGTTTTTACGGCGGAAGTACCAGTCGGGGACTTTCGTTGTGAGATAAGCAACTCACTGGCGAACGACTTGGCGCAGCACTACGAGCGGCAAGCCAAAGAACTAGTGCAGGACATCTACCAGAAGCAGGTTGAGCAGATGGTTGATGTAATGAAGTCACTCTCGCACTGCTGCGACACTGAGACTGTGATCGAAGATGGTCAGATGAAGGTCAAGAAGCGCAAGTTGTACGACACCACGTTGCAACGGGCGCAGGAGATGTGCGAGACCTTCAAAGAGTTCAACGTGACACAGGACAGTCGCTTGGAGGAGGCACGTGCCGAACTCGAACAGGTGGTGGCTGGCTTGAGCATTGAAACTCTACGCAACAGTGACACCAAGCGCGTCGTGGTCAAAGAGTCGGTCGATGACATCTTGAAGAAGTTTGGTTTCTGACATTGTCAGATTTGTACGTAATTAAACGGAGGCTATATCAGTCATGAAACGAGAAACTCTTAACTTTAACAACGCCATCAGTATCCCCGAGGCGTTCAAGTTGCTGTTGGTGAACGGCAAGAACAAGACTTATTACTTTCAAGGGGAGCCTGGCATCGGTAAATCAACTCTTTACCGAATGTTGGTCGAGGCATTGGGCGATGCGTATGACCCCGTGTATCTCGACTGGTCGTGCATCGACTATGGTGAGTTGGGTCTACGTGCGCCGAACCGTGACACTGGCGAGTTGGAAGTATACATATCGTCACTGCTCAAGCCGAAGTCCAATAAACCCAAGTTGATCATGATCGACGAGTACGACAAGGGTGACAAGATGTTGCAGAAGTTGGGTGCGCGGCTCACGCTCGACAAGGTGTGGATGGACTATGTCTTGCATCCAGATTCCATCGTGTTCGCGACAGGTAATCTTGCAACAGATGGTGTTGGCAACGCACTGCTAGCGCACGCATCGAACCGCGTTACAACGCTGAACATTCGTAAGCCTACGGTGGACGAGTGGTTGGTGTGGGCGACTAACGCAGGGTTGTCTATGGAGTTGAGAGCGTTCGTCAAGATGACGCCGTCAGTCATGGCGAGTTACTTGGATGGAATTACTCCACAGGACAACGAGCATGTGTTCATTCCCGTGCATCGTACAAAACAATTCTGCTCCCCACGCTCACTCGCTAACTGTGACCCCGACATCGTGAACCGTGACAAGTTAGGTCATTCGCTGACGATGGCGGCTCTTGCAGGTTCGATTGGCGTACCGAGTGCGAAACAGTTGGCGGCAGTGTTGTCCCTCAAGGACGAGGTGGTGTTGGCAGAGGATGTTATCAAAGACCCTGACGGTGTCAGAGTGCCAGAGAAACAGGCGGCTCTGTTCATGATGATGTTCAATGCCATCGACGTTATCAAGACGCAGGATGACTTGAGCAAGTTTATGAAGTTTATGCGACGGACGAAGTCTGAGGAGTTGCAGTCAGTCTTCTTCACGATGGCGATGGGCAGCAGTCGGCTCTCGCCTATCGCGTCGAAGAACGCTGAAATTTCCAAGTGGTTGCAGGATGGTAATTACCAACTGCTGACCTGATGTAAACAATTGACAATGGAGGCTGTATGAACGCAGTAGCAGAAACAATCCCCGTAAGTACGCACGAAGCAACAATGAAGTTGAAGAAGGTGCATATCAGACTAATGAAGCACCCTGAGACTTGCTTGTTTTCGGGCATCCTCATGATGGGTGAATCAAGTGTCGATGTCGGGATTCCGACAGCGTGTACGGATGGTCTAAACAAACGATATGGGAAAAACTTCATCGAAAAGTTGAGCCTTGCTGAGTTGGGTGGCTTGGTGCTGCACGAGAACGGGCATGTGATGCTGAAGCACATCCCACGACACAAAGATTTGATCAAGCAGAATCCGCGACTTGCCAACGTGGCGATGGATTTTGTGATCAACGCCATCATCATGGAGATCAGTCAAAAGGCACCCGACTTGGTGAAGTTGCCAACGGGTGCGCTCTACGATGTCAAGTATCACGGGTGGTCGGTGCGCCAAGTGTGGGATGACTTGGTCAAGCGCATGGAGAAGGAGAAACAGAAACCTTCCGGCGAGCAAGGTCAGAGTGGCGGCATGGGCCAAAATACTTCTGGCTCTGACAGTGTCAGCGACATGGAGCCGCTCGACGAGCATGACACTGAATCGACTGAGACGATGGACGGCGAAGCCGCTGAGCAGTTATCGAAAGATATTGACGAGGCTATCAGTCAAGGCTCTCTTATCGCAGGTCGGTTTGGCGTGAAGGCTCCCCGTGCCATCACGGAGATACTTGCTCCCAAGGTGGACTGGCGTGAGGAACTGCGTGAGTTCGTGAGCGCAGCGATGGCAGGACGGGACGAGTTGACTTGGGCGAAACTTAACCGACGCCGTCTCGCTGATGATTTGTTCCTGCCACACGTGGAGTCCGAGACTATTTGCGAGGGTGTTATCGCTAACGATACATCGGGCAGCATCGGTGACGCGCTGCTGAACATGGTCGGCGGCGAAATCGCGTCCATCTGTGAGACATGCAGACCAGAGCGTATGCGTGTGTTGTGGTGGGACACGATGGTGCATGGTGAGCAGGTGTTTGAAGGTAACTACGAGGGCATCGCTACGTTGCTCAAGCCGTTGGGTGGCGGCGGTACTAAGGTGTCGTGCGTCAGTGACTACATCACGAAGAACAACGTCGAGCCACAGTTCCTGATTGTGTTCACGGATGGCCACGTGGAGCATGACATCACTTGGGAGTTGAACTGCCCAGTGTTGTGGCTGCTGCCGCCGAATCATAACAGGGGCTTTGAGCCGCCTGTTGGTAGAAAGATTGTTATTGAAAACTAATTGGAGGTTGTCATGGCTAAGCGAAATACGATTAAGGTGAACATCGACGAGATGTTCCTGCCGAATACGATGATGGATAACGAAGCACTGCGAAAAGATGCGGTGCGTTCTCCACTGTGGCCTATTGCTGTCGCTATCTACGGCGCGACCGAAGGGCGTATACGAGTGGCAGAGTTCAAGGCTCCGAACAGTTGGGGTGCTGCGCTTGATATAGGTCACAACATGATGCTGTCAACAGTGCATGGTTTCGATGTGGCAAATTTGAACTACGACCCACGAGAAAAAGAGTTACGTTCAGAAGACGAAACGGCGTTCACTGTGCAAGCCGCCAATCATACCTTCCGCAATAATATATACGGGTTTGGTGGATCAAAGTTATGCACCAACACGCAACGCTACGCGGTACAAAAGATGTCAAAAGGTAGTCATGATGTTCACAGCGAGATATGCAGCGCAGTCTTATCTGTCGAGCGCACCATGAGTGAACACATCCGTGACATTATTGACAACGCTATAGATTCAACGTACGGAAACAGTCTTAGCGGTCGCCCGACTGTACCTGTCCCCCGTGAGTTTTCCCACACACTGATCAAAGCGTTTATGGGTGACTTAGACAGGAGCAACATCCCATGCAGCGTCATGGACAAGATCAGATCGTTGTATGACACGATGAATCAGATCGACCAGAAGTTTGATAACTCATTGGCTATCGTGCGCTCCATGATGGAGGGGGACAAAATCATTTTCTTCCCGCACATACGTGGCGGCGTGATCGTAGGCAAGACCAACACAGTGCCAATTTCCACTGCGCTCAACACTTACGGTAATGGCACTAATCTGCCCTACGCAGGCGAGTTTGCGTACATGCCAGAGGTAGGGTTCTCTACACCGTTGCGGTGGTACAGGAGCCTGCAAGATTTGCCGAGCGACTTGCGGAAAGAGTTAGAAATACAACTCGTTATGCTGAAGTCTCACATTGGCTGCGACAATCTTGTACCTAACAATGATGACATGAAGGGCAAACGGTTCTGGCCTGAGATCGGTGCAGCATGCCGCCAACACTCACATACGACATCGCAAATGTTTGTACTGAACAGCCTGAGCATGGCGTGATATGTCCGTGTATAAAACTTATACGCCACTCAAAGTAGACACTGGGTATCGGGTGTACAGCCGCATCAATGACGGTCTATATAAGATTTACTTAGACGAAGGTGTGAAACGTGAGTTTACTGACGATACTTTGCCCAACGAGATCAAGGTCATAGTCGGTCTGATCAATGCCTACGACTGGGACAAGATACATGCTGCTAGGCGTGGTTCGTTGGAATTATTAGAGGATGAGTCAATCATCTGGCAGTTCCACGATCACTATCCGTCCGTGCTGCTCGACATCGGCTGGCGATATCTCAACCGTTACTGTCTGGTCATATCACCTAGCCTCTTTCAAGAATTGCGTGGAGGGCTGACAATGTCAGAGTAGTAACTATTTTTATTGAAGGAGACACTGTGACTCCCGAAGCAAAAGTCAAAACGAAGGTAAAGAAAATTCTTATAGAGATGCAAGCGTATTACGCGATGCCGATGGGAACTGGTTTCTTTTCTTCTGGTGTCCCAGATTTTTTAGTTTGTAAACAAGGCTTATTTTATGCTATAGAGTGTAAAGCAAATGGCAACAAACCGACTGCGCTACAACTAAAACATCTTGATGATGTGCGTAAAGCGGGTGGGGTTGCCTTAGTTATAGATGAGTCAAACGTAAATCAGTTAAAGGAGTTAATGCAGTGAGTGATAAAAAAGTTAATAAATCAGAGGTAATACGCGAGTATTTTACTGCGGGTTTATCTATCAAAGAAATCAAAGAAAAAACGGGCTACAAAGATTCGTTCGTGCGGCTCGTGATCCGTAATCAAAAGGGTAAGGCTGCGCCTTCAAAGATTACCGCTGTTGTCAAAGAAATAGAGCAAGCGACGGATGTAGTGAACAAGCCAATTCACTACACTACTGGTGGTGTCGAGACACTCGACTTCATCGAAGCTAAGGACTTGAACTACCGACTTGGCAACGTTGTTAAATACGTGGTACGTGCGGGAAAGAAGCACACCGATCCTGTCGAAGACTTAAAGAAAGCACGGTTTTATCTTGACCGTGAAATCAACATCCGTGAGAGGGCTTAATTATGACTAAGAAAGTTAAGTATACTTATCAAGTAGAGATCATCGACGCGAAGAAAGCGCGTCAGTATCTGTCCAATGTTCACGTTCGTCAGAAGGGGCGTGATTTCAAGGGCGTGATTCAGACGTATGCCGAGGCGATGAGAGATGGCAAGTGGGATACCGATGTAGCCCAAACTATTTCGTTCGATGTCACAGGCGCGTTAATCGATGGGTGGCATAGACTTCACGCTATTGAAGCGGCGAATGTTGCGCTACCTTTTCTAGTTGCACGTAATGTCGATCCGCATGCGTTTGCACACTACGATGCTGGCAAGGCGAGATCACTTGCGTTCCGTCGTGGCGTGGCAGACAACCGACAGGCTATGATCGGTGCGCTCATCAGAACGGCGTTGTATCCGTACGGTAATAGTCGTCACACGGTTGAACAGAGTGAACTCACTGAGAGCTTTGCTCATGAATATCTCTGCTACTTTGACGATAATGCCACTAGCACTAACAAGGCGCGTGTTAGCACGGCGTCACTTCGTGCGGGTGTTGTATTGTCGTTGATGGCTCACCCTGATCGTAAGTCTACGATAATCTATGCGTACAATGACATGATACACGGGAACTTTGATAAAGCGCCGCGCTCCGTGTCAAACTTGTACAGACGTTGCTTAGAAGACAACCGTCTGACCAACATGGACTATATCGCGTTGTCGTGGCATGCGTTCAACCCGAATAAGTTTGGAAATATCAAACTAGTTATCCGTGACTTGAGCAACGACATTCGCGACATTCAAAACAAGGTTCTCAAGGACTTGAAGGAAGCTATTCAGTGAACACAGTGCAGATTGGTCGCAAGCGACTGAGCGAGGTTATATGGGATATCATTGATAAAAAAATTGGAGATTTTTCATCCGAGCGAATTAAAAGAGTCATTAAAAATCAGCGAATGTTACGGGTTCAAGCTGATTACGATACAGGTTCTTTATCGTTGGACGATGCGGAAGAATTATTCCGCATCATCGCTTTCTTTAAGCCTGACGCTATCGCTGAAGTCGGCACGTTCATAGGCGTATCTACCATTACTATGAATCTTGCCTGTCAGCGTCTAGTGGATATTTACACCTGCGATGTGTCGAACAACATTGACTTGGACGTACCTAATATCTTTCAGTATCCCAAGAAACCGTCACACGAGATGTTTGCCGACATGGCTGAGAAGGGCGTGAAGGTAGACCTCATCTATCTTGACGGTCGGCTGAGTCAGCAGGATGTTGAGCCGCTGAACAAGATCATTCACGACAAGACAGTATTTGTTATGGACGATTTTGAGGGAACCGAAAAAGGTGTTGCCAACGCGATGATGTTGGAGTCGCCGGGGCGTGTGTTGGTTTACCCACGTGAGGGCAGGAAGACCGCAATATCTATCCCGTTTACCTTGATCCAAGTGCTATCGCAGGAGTCAACATGATCCGTTGGATGCGTAACGTGTGGCGACGGTGGAAATGGGAACGGTATCAAGCATGGGCGCACGTGCCACCACCGGAGTGGGCAGCGAAACGAGGGTCAGGGAGGGAGTATTGGTGATTGAAGGGAATAAACAACAGACCCTACCTGAGTTTGCTGAACACATTTACAAGACAGGTTTTGCCAAAGCTGAAGAGGGCAACTACGACGAGGCCATCAGCATCCTCCAAAACATTCACGTGGCGTTGCCTGTCCTGACTGCGACCGAATTGCAGATTGGGCGATGCCATTGGGAAATGCATAGGTGGGAGTTAGCCCGTCAACACTTTGAGATCGCAGGACAACTGGAACCCAACAACGACGATGCAGGTTGGACTATTGGACTTCTTGCCTTGCAAATGGGTGATTTCAAAAAGGGTTGGCAAGGCTACGAGCGGCGTTGGGGCAGCAAAACTTTTAAGTCCCCCCGCCTACATACCAAGCACTCACAATGGGAGCGCGGCAAAGGACTAAAACGACCGCTTGTCTGGTGTGAGCAAGGCATTGGTGATCAGATTCTGTATGGCTCTCTCATCGAAGCGTTAGCGCGAGAGGTTGAACATATCACGGTGCTGATTGATTTGCGTTTAGCGAATCTTTTTCAGCGCGGGTGCAAGGCGAAGAACGTCACCTTCCTGTCTCATAACGCACGTGTGAAAATGAGCAATCACGACTCACATATACCGATTGCCTCTCTCGCTAAATACTTTGTTGATTCTGTGCGTGACATCGCTCCTAACGTTTCGACCGCTTATTTTAAGGCTGATCCTGAGCGTGTGGCTAGACTCCGCAAAGAGTATGGGTTGCATGAAGATGACTACGTTGCTGGTCTAACTTGGACAAGTACCGCGCCCATCATTGGTCAACACAAGTCTGTGCCGCTTGAAGCGTTTCGTCAGATTCTGGACACACCGTTTCTAAAGTTCATTAATCTTCAGTATGGCGATGCACAGAAAGAAGGCGAAGGGTTTCATCCAAGTCTCATTACCACGCACATTGATACGTTCCTTGATATTGAGAACGTGGCTGCGCTCATGGAAATATGCAGCGTCATCATCTCGCCATCGTGCGCGAATGTGCATCTGGCAGGGGCGCTAGGTAAAGATGTTTTGCTTTTGGATGCCAACAAACTCTGGTATTGGAACAACCGTATCGGTAACGAAAGCCTGTGGTATCCGAGCATAAAGATTTATCAGCGCGAGAACATGAACGCGCCATGGGATTTGCAGTTGATGCAGGTCAAAGAAGAATTAGATGCGTTACTCGGACAACGAGATCGCAACCGGCAGACCTTTGTATTTTTCCACGTGGGCGATGACATCTCTTATCCACATAAAATGGTGAAATCGATTTTGCGGTACAACCCTGATGCAAACGTTATCATGTGTACAGACAGTTCTACGCCAGATGTGATGGGTATAACCGACAGGTTTGAAACAACTGTTGATAAGAAAAATTTAATGTATGCGCGAGTTAAAATGTACTCTCAGTTAGAGATCGAAGTGCCAACGTTGTTCTTGGATACCGATATGCTAGTGCAGGACAAGATCAATGTCGAAGACATGCTAGCTGGAACACAAGTTTCGTTATGTCGTAGAGCGTTCAACAATGACGCAGGGTTCAATATTGAGCAGCGCGGTATCAAGTTTGATGAGTACGCAGGGAAGACGATTGGTGAACTCTATCCATACGTGGGCTGTGCAGTAGCCACCAACGATACGAGATTCTGGTCAAACGTATTGAAGATATACGATTCGCTTGATCCAAAGTTCAAGCAGTGGTACGGCGACCAAGAAGCATTACGAATCTACGCAGAGAAGTATGGGTGTGGTGAATTTACCGAATCAGTCTACGGTTGTTTACCCGAACACAACACAGATAAAGCGAAGATTCTTCACTTCAAAGGCACAAATCGTAAGAGGGAATTTGAGAGGGTGTGATGAAAATATTTATCGGCTGGGATAGCCGCGAGGATATCGCGTATCAAGTTTGTAAGAAGTCGCTTGAGAAGCATACGTCTGTGCCACTTCAGATCAAGCCGATCAAGCAGACCGAGATGCGTGAACGGAATCTTTACTGGCGTGAGCATGACCCGTTGTCATCTACAGAATTTTCTTTCACGCGCTTCCTTGTGCCGCACCTGTGCAACTACGAGGGGTGGGCTGTCTTCATGGACTGTGACTTTCTCTGGCGAGGCGACATCGCTGCGCTTGAGAACTACATGGATCCATATTACGGGGTGCGTGTGGTCAAGCATGACTACAAGCCGAAAGAGTCAACGAAGATGGACGGCAGGGTTCAGCACCAGTATCCACGCAAGAACTGGAGCAGCATGATCCTTTGGAACTGTGGGCATCCGTTGCTCAAGACACTTACTCCCGAAGTTGTGAACCGCGAGTCTGGGATGTACCTGCATCAGTTACGGTTCCTGTGGGACGCGACCATCGGTGAGTTGCCTATTGCTTATAACTATCTGGAAGGGTGGCACACCCGCGAGGACTGCCCGAACCCGCAAGCCGTTCACTTCACCAGAGGTGGGCCGTGGTTCAAAGATTGGGTAGATGTTGAATACGGTAAAGAGTGGATGGATGTAGCCAAGGAGATTGTCCATGAGTGAGATCAATAAAGAAGTTCTAGAGGACGATGAAGCGTATCTTATCGTGCCGCAGGAACATATAAAAACTACGGTCAATCCAGAAACTGTTTGGGCAAAAATTGACGATAACGGTAATTTAGAAGTTCTGCGATGGGACATTATCGGAATGTACGCCGCAGAATTCGACTCTCTTAATCGCAACGGTAAAACTAAATCACAGACACACGTGATTTGTAAGTTACTTACATTAGTGCGCGATCAAGTGAGGCAGCAATATGCCAGTCGATAACGAGTCTCCACCGGGCGCGTGGAAGGCTGAGATGGAACGGATGCCGTGGCGGCATTCGCAACAAGTCAAAGTAGAAGAAGCCCTTGCAACAATGCGTAAGGCAGGACTGAAACTTGAAGCAAGTGTGTTGGCTCAAGAAATTAGCGTATTAAAGGCTGAGTTGGAGGCACTACGTGGAGATCGAAGATGACATTCTTGACTTGATCCGTGCGTTGCCCAACGAGATCAACGATACATCAACAACTACGGAAATGAAGTTCCTGACCGTGGGCGGTGTGTTGTGGGCCTGTCACGATGAGATTCAGCGGCTGCGTGAAGAAGTGGCGCGGTTAAAAAAGGGTAGCAAGAAGAAATGATTTACTCAGGTGCGGGGCCGTTGCCCCGTCATACATATTGTTACGTTGAACCTAAAACATTTGGTAACGACAAGTGGGAACGTGTCGCGTGGTTTGGTCTGGTTAGTCATCCCGGCAGGACTTGGGGATGCCATGTGCTGCTTGAATGCGGGGCAATCTACAGGAATGTTTCTTTGCATCGACTCGCGCACAAACCCGTGGAAAATTTATGGCCTACCGACTCTGCTCAAACTTGGGATTGTTATGGGCATCAATTCAGCGTGGTGGAGTACCCGTTTCTTGAAGCCATGGCAATTTGTGCAAGACTGCGAAACAAAGAAGAACTTTTTGGTGAGTACCTTTTCACGGCGATCCCTATGCTTGATGGATTTAGCCTAGAGCCAGAACAGTCCAAAGAGTTTTACTTTATCAAGTTAGACAACGGCAGGTTCACGGCACAACCTACCAATCATATTCTTGTGCAGGACAAATCATTCGTTACAAAATTAGAGTGGCCTAAGTTGCAGCGCCAAACCGAGACATGGAGCGTTGATCCATGAGTTTTGTTACGCTCGACTTTGAAACCTACTATTCTCAACAGTTCAGTCTAACTAAACTGACGACGGAAGAATACATTCGTAATCCGTTGTTTGAAGTAATTGGTGTTGCTATCAAAATTGATGATGGCGAGCCAGAGTGGTTTAGCGGCAATCATAAAGATATTAAGAAACGACTTGATCAAATTGACTGGTCAGAATCGGCACTGCTTTGTCACAACACTCAGTTTGACGGGGCAATCCTGTCGTTCATCTTCAACATAGTCCCGGCGTACTATTTTGATACGCTGTGTATGGCACGTGCAATACATGGTGTTGATGCAGGTGGTTCGCTGGCCGCACTTGTGGAACGGTATTCATTGGGTAAGAAAGGTACGGAAGTTGTTAACGCTATTGGCAAACGCCGCACTGACTTTAGCAAAGAAGACCTTGAGCGTTATGCGGCGTATTGCATAAAAGATACACAACTTACGTTCAAGTTGTTTAATGCCCTGCTTGCCAAAGACTTTCCGCAATCTGAACTAGACCTTATCGACATGACTTTGCGTATGTATACGCAACCCGTTCTGCATGTTGACGACGCTTTGCTGCTGCAGCGTCTTGAAGAAATTAAAAAAGAAAAGTCAGAACTGTTGCAGGGACTGATGGATAAACTCGGTGCAGCTACCGAAGAAGATGTACGCAAGAAGTTGGCTAGCAACTTGCAGTTTGCTGCCGTTTTGAAGGAGCGTGGCGTTGAGCCACCCAAAAAGATTAGTCCTACGACAGGTAAGGAAACCTTTGCTCTTGCCAAGAACGACGAGGGGTTTATCGCGTTACTAGAATCTGATAACGCACTTGTGCAACAACTGTGCGCGGTTCGTTTGGGTACTAAGTCCACCATAGAGGAGTCACGCATTGAACGCTTTATCGGTATTGGTGCTAGAAACCGTGGTCATCTACCTATCCCGCTTAAGTATTACGGCGCACATACGGGGCGTTGGGCGGGGGCTGATTCGGTTAATTTCCAGAATCTTCCAAGCCGTGATAAGAAAAAGAAGACACTGAAGAACTCGGTGATTGCGCCCGAAGGCTACACCATAATTAACTGTGACAGTTCACAGATTGAAGCGCGGGTTCTGGCGTGGCTCGCAGGTCAGACAGATGTCGTAGAACAGTTTAGACGAGGCGAAGATGTGTACTCGATTTTTGCTAGTAAGATTTACGAACGCAAGATTACCAAGGCTGATCCCGTCGAGCGATTCGTAGGCAAGACCTGCATCCTTGGACTTGGTTACGGCACGGGTGCGGCGAAGTTACGGCACACATTAAAAACGCAGCCGCCGGGGGCTGACTTATCGGAGGAAGGGTGCAAGCAGATTGTGAATCTGTACCGCAGCGTCAACTATGAGATTGTTACCCTTTGGCGAGACTCGGAGATGGCCCTCGGGCATATCGCGGGTTGGACTAGCGAGATGAATGAGTATTCTTTAGGAAAGCACGGTGCGGTGCGGGTAAACAGCGCAGGTCTACGATTGCCTAATGGTTTGTATATCCAATACCCGAATCTGCGTATCGAAGACGAATGCGTAACCTACAACTCCCGCAAAGGCTCTGTATCTATTTGGGGAGGCTCGGTAGTTGAGAACGTAGTGCAGGCACTGGCTCGTATCATCGTCGCTGAGCAGATGCTTAAACTACGTGAGCGGTACAGACCTATACTTACCGTCCATGACGCTGTCGTTATCATGGTACGCACAAATGAACTTGAAGACGCCCTTGCGTTCATAACACAAGTAATGTCTACTCCACCGGACTGGGCAAAAGGTTTGCCTGTGGCCTGTGAAACTAAACACGGACAGTCTTATGGAGAGTGCTGATCGTATAAAACAACTTGAGGCAGAAGTTACTCTGCTGAAGGAGTACATACGGTCGGAAGAAATCTACATGAAGACTTTGAAAGAACTGAACAATAGTTACTGGAAGACCATAGTTAAGCAGCGCAAACAACTTGCTGATATGGGCGTCCACGTTAAGGGTGACAACGAATGATTCAATGGTCGTACAGCAGCCTAAAAGATTTTGTGAACTGCCCTCGGCAGTATTATGAGGTCAAAGTTGCCAAGTCCGTGGTCAAGAAGGTCACGGAGCAGATGCTATATGGGACAGAGGTTCACAAGGCTATTGAAGATTACGTACGTGAAGGTAAGCCGCTTGCCAAGCACTACGTACACTACAAGCCCGTGCTTGATGAACTCTTGAAAATATCGGGAAATAAATATCCCGAGTATCAGATGGGACTGCGACTGGACAAGACGCCGTGTGAATTTAACGATGATAGCCGTTGGGTTCGTGGGATTGTTGACTTGCTGATAATAGATGGTGAAGACGCATACATCATCGACTACAAGACTGGTAGTGACAAGTATCCAGACCCGAAACAATTGAAGTTGATGGCGTTGATGACCTACTGTCACTTTCCCGAAGTGATTAACATAAAGGCAGCGCTACTGTTTATAACTAGGAACTCGTTTGTGCCGGAGAAATATTTGCGGTCTGATATAAACAAACTCTGGAAGGAGTTTGAGTTTGACCTGAATAGATTAGAGTTATCGTACGAAAACAATATGTGGCCCGAAAAACCAACTGGCTTGTGCGGTTGGTGTCCGGTAGAGAAATGTAAGTTTTACAAGGTGAGGTAGTTATGCCGTATGTGAACAAGACGCGACCTTACAAGCACGAGTACAAAAAACAAATGGCGCGTGACGAACATGATGACCGTATGGAGCGACAACGTGCGCGACGGTCGTATGATAAAAAAGGTGTTGACCGCAAAGGTAAAGATGTGGCACACATAAAGGCGTTATCAAAAGGTGGCAACAACCGTGACGGCACTCGTCTGGAAGCACCATCTAAAAATCGTTCGTTCCGTCGCAAGTCGAGCGGGGCTATGAAGTAATTCAGCGTAAGGCGCGAGTGCGTTGGATGGGGTTTTACATTCACCCTCCCCCTGCGGCTATGACACCGCGAACCGCGTCAGTTAACGGCAAGTACAAAGCGTGTTTTATCCATAAACACAGCCTCCACCTTGAGCGTTAACCGTCTGGCCCACGAGACGGGCTTTTACAAATAGGTGCAGTATGAACATAGTTGAAAACCAAGCGTTACAGTTCAGTATTCCTTACAACCTTGCTGACGATATCTACAGTCACGTAGAGAAGTGTGAAATCACAAAGTCACAAGGCAACAGTAAAGAAATAGTTTTGTTTTGGAATCACAAGGAAGTATCTGTAGCAAGCGCCATCATTGATCAGGCGCAGCCAAACATTACTCTTCCAAAACTTCCTTCACCCATACTGCGAGATTACAACTGGCCCGGTGTGTACAAACCGTTTGAACATCAGCGGGACACGGCTTCGTTCTTGTCCGTAAGACAACGTGCGTTCTGTTTCAATGAGGCAGGCACGGGCAAGACCTCCGCTGCCATTTGGGCCGCTGACTATTTAATGAACTTAGGGGTCATCAAGAAAGTTTTGGTGGTCTGCCCGCTCTCCATCATGTATTCAGCGTGGCAAGCAGATATTTTCAAGACCGCTATGTACCGCACATGCGCCGTGGCTTACGGCACGAGCGAGAAAAGAAAGAAGATTATCGAGAGCGAGTACGACTTCACGATAATCAACTACGATGGCACACACGTGGTGTTTGATGCCCTAGTCGCCGCCAAGTTTGATCTGATCATTGTTGACGAGGCTAACGCATACAAAACGGCATCGACTAAGCGATGGAAGACACTAGCCAAGTTACTTACACCTGACACGTGGCTGTGGATGATGACTGGCACACCTGCGTCACAATCGCCTGTTGATGCATTTGGCCTTGCAAGATTGGTTTCGCCTCAACGCGTGCCAAAGTTCACTACTGCGTGGCGAGATAAAGTTATGCAACAAATAAGCCGCTTTAAGTGGTTGCCTAAACCGACGCACAAAGAAGAGGTACACCGAGCATTACAGCCTGCGGTGCGCTATTCCAAGAAAGAATGTCTTGATCTACCAGAACTTACTTATCAGACACGTGATGTACCGCTAACTTCTCAAGTAGCGAAGTATTACAAAACGTTAAAGCAGCAGATGCTGATTGAAGCAGCAGGAGAACAAATCTCTGCCGTCAATGCAGCAGCATCGCTAAATAAACTTCTACAGATTAGTGGCGGTGCGGTATATACCGACAAGCAGCAAGTCATTGAGTTTGACATATCTCCGCGACTTCGCGAACTGAAAGATGTGCTTGATGAAACGTCAAACAAAGTTGTAGTATTTGTTCCGTACATTCATACTATTGATGTAGTCACGAAGTTTTTAACTAGCGAAGGCATTACAAGCGAAATCATACAAGGTTCGGTTGCAGCACAAGAACGCGCAGAGATAATCAAACAATTTCAATCTTTGACTGATCCGCGAGTGCTTGTGATTCAGCCGCAATCTGCAGCGCATGGCATCACGCTAACTGCTGCTGACACCGTTGTGTTTTGGTCGCCAGTGATGAGCGTAGAGACTTATCTGCAGTGCATCGGACGTATTGAACGAGTCGGGCAGAAGAACAAGATGACTGTTGTTCACCTGCAAGGCTCGGATGTTGAGAGGAAGATGTATGCCATGCTGCAAGGCAAAGTAGACAGTCATCAAAAAATAGTTGACTTATATAGTAACGTAATTAGTGAGGAGGCACAGTGAATACAGTGAATACAGAACAGTTAGTTGAAGCGTTTATTGCTATACGCGATCAACGCGAAAGATTACTACGTGAGTTTGAGGCTGCTGATAAAGCACTCAAAGACGAATCGACACAGATCGAAGCCGCGCTACTTGACATCTGCAACTCGGTGAACGCTGACAGTATTAAGACTGGTCACGGCACGGTTATGCGGAAGCTAAATGAGCGTTTCTTCTGCCAAGACTGGGATAACTTTTACAAGTTTGTTCTTGATAACGATGCTCCGCACTTGCTTGAGCGGCGTATACATCAGAGCAACTTTAGAGAGTTTCTCAACGATCATGAAGATAACGGGCTACCTCCCGGCATCAACGTGATGCGAGAGTTCGGTGTAACAGTACGCAAAAACAGTAAGTGAGGATTTATGAGTAACGACATCATAGTCAGTTTGAAGAACCAGATTGCCACGGTGCAGACTGGACTCGACGATGACACTCGTGCCGTAGCCGGTGGCGGCACTGGCGGGGTCAAGCGCATCAGCATCAAGGGCGGCGTGTTCCGCAAGATGGCGGGTGGCAAGGAAGTCGCGTCCATTGAAGATCGGCACATGAACGTCATCTTTGTGAAGATGGCACATACCGCTAGCCGCACCTACTACTCTGGTGCATACAAGGAAGGCGAGAAGATTGCGCCCGTCTGTTGGTCAACCGATTCCAAGACGCCCGACGTTGAGGTAAAGAATCCTCAAGCCAACTCTTGCGATCAGTGCCAGTGGTCGGTCAAAGGATCAGGTCAGGGCGGTAGCGGCGCGGCATGCCGCCTGTCTTGGCGAACTGCGGTAGTGCTGCCGAATAACCCCGGCGGTGATGTGATGCAGTTGGTGCTTCCCGCAACGTCATGCTTTGGTAAGGAAGAAGGCGGCAAGTATCCGTTCCGTCCGTACATTCAGATGTTGGCTAGCAACGACATTAGTGCGGGGCGTGTTGTAACTAAGATGCAGTTTGACACTAAGTCGCCTGTACCGAAGGTACTGTTCTCGCCCGCTGCAGCAGTGAACGAATCAGATATTGAAGTTATTACCCGTCAGCGTAACTCGGCAGCAGCAGAAGCCGCCGTTAAGTTGACTGTGTATCAGGCAGATGAAGGTGAGACTTCTGGCCCCATCGTCACTGGCCCTGCTGCACTGCAGGAACCGAAGTTGCGTGAGCCGACTAAGAAAGCCGAGGCTGCTCCGAACGGAGACGTTGCCGACGTTGTCAAGAAGTGGGCGAAGAAGTAAGGAGTTACCATGCCTCGCTCATATGGCGACAAGTTCTTGGTCGCGCTAAAAGACGGAGACCCCAACCGCTTGGGGGTGAAACTTGGCAGAGTATGTGTCGAGGCTAACCTCCCTGCGGCTTACGTGGCTAAAGCGTTAGAGACCTCACGAACTACGGTCTATGCGTGGTTCAGGGGACAGGGTATAAGAGAGGAGAAGCGCACCCGCATTGAAGCCTTCATCTACCTCATTGAGGAAGATATGAAGCAGGGTGTACTTCCCGCTCGTAACTCTCTCGACGCGAAGATATACGTCTCTCAAATGTTGGGAGGAAATCTTTGATTTAGTTTCGTTTTACACCTCTTTGGCGGGGGACTTCTGACCCCGCCTTTTTTATCTGTGGCAGTGTATGCAAAAAGAATTTTACCAGAAAGCATTACCGTCGCAGGGTGTTTACTGTGTTGCCGGTATTAAGAATGACAAAACAACTCACCGCTTCGTGGAAACACTCGACGACTTGGTTGTAGTAATTAACGAGTTTGCTAATGGAGGCCAGAATGTATTTGTCGCACTAAATAGTTTCAAGGGTCATAGCCGCAAGACTGATTACGCTCAGTTCTGCAAGACATTCTTTATTGATCTTGACGTTGGCGACAACGATAAGAAGTACCGCAGCAAAAACGAAGCACTTGCTGCGTTGGATGATTTCGTCAAGCAGTACGAACTTCCTCCTCCTGTCCGTGTGGATTCTGGTGGCGGGGTGCATGCTTATTGGATTTTTGATCGTGACGTACCGACCGACGAATGGAAGGTTTACGCCACTAAGTTCAAGCAGATGTGCTTAGACTATCTCAAGATTGATCCTGCCGTAACGGCAGATGCGGCGCGTATCCTGCGCTGCCCCGAGACACTTAACTACAAGACTGATCTACCTGTACCGACCAAGTTCTTGGACACGGAGTTCGTAGAGTACGACTTCGACATGTTTAAGAATTACTTAGGCGAAGTTAGCACTAGTGGATCAATTCTTGACTTACTGCCGAAAGGGCTTGATGAAGATACAAAGAAGATAGCGCGGCTCGACAACTACGAGACCACGTTCCAAGACATCGCAGAGAAAAGTCTGAACGATCAGGGCTGCGCTCAGATCAAACACATTCTAACTAACGCTTCCAAATTAGAAGAACCGCTTTGGTATGCAGGACTGTCAATCGCACGGCACTGCACCGACTGGGAAGCATCCATCCACTTGATGTCTGAAGACCACCCTGAGTACAACTATGAAGCAACAATTCGCAAGGCTAATCAGTCTTTTGGTAAACCTTTTTCGTGCGACAAGTTTAACGAACTCAACCCCGGCGGGTGCGACGGCTGCGCCTTCCGAGGTCGCATCACAAACCCTCTTGCCGTTGGACGACGCTTTGTCGAAGCCACGGAAAGTCCCAAGGAGGACGCAGTTCGGGTCGAGGAGGATTCCAAAGAAGTTTCGGTATTTCCACCTGCGATCCGTCCCTATGTACGTGGACGAACCGGAGGAATTTATTTCCTACCCCCCGCCGAAGTTGATGAAGACGGATCACGATATCAACCAGAACCAACTCTGATATCAACTAATGATTTCTTTCCTATCAAGCGTATGTACAGTCGTTCTGATGGAGAGATATTTACGATTCGTGCATTACTGCCTCACGAAGTTCGCGAGTTTGAACTGACTCACGAGTCTATGCAGTCTTTGGACGAGTTCAAACGAACGCTCGGTAAGGCGGGTGTCTCCCCGCCTATGCAAGCACAATGGCCTAAACTGGTGGAATACATGACTAAATGGGCGCACTACTTACAGTCGCAGGATGCTGCTGAACAGATACGTGGTCAGATGGGATGGACGCTAGAAAACGATGCGTTCGTTATCGGTAACGTAGAGATCACTCGGGAAGGCAAAGAGCGGCATGCCCCGGTGTCCCCAATGGTAAAGAGCATCGCCAAGATGCTTGAGCCGCAGGGTTCCTACGAGAAGTGGCAGGAGTGTGCTAACAAACTAAACGCGCCGGGATTTGAGATGCATGCCTTTGCCCTTGGTATGGCGTTCGGTTCTCCGTTGATGCGGTTCTGCACCACAAGCGGTATGACCTTCTGCTACACGGGCAACACGGGTGGCGGTAAGACTGGTGCGCTGCTTGCGGCTAGTAGCGTGTTCGCTAATCCCAAGAACGTCAGCGTCTACAAGGCAACTGACAACGGACTAGTACAACGCGCCCTTAACTTGAAGAACATTATCCTATGCTTAGACGAGGTCAAGGACAAAGACCCGAAGGAACTTTCAAACTTAATTCACTCTGTTTCACAAGGCAAGGGCAAGATTCGGTTGCAGTCAAGCGTCAATGCTGAGCGTGAGCAGGAGTTGACTGCGTCACAACTGTGCTTGATGACATCCAACGAGTCTATGCGGGATAAGATTTTTGCAGCCAAGCGTAACCCGACTGGTGAGATGGCTCGTTACATGGAGTTCCGCATCAATCGGCCTGCGGCTATGGCAGACAATTCCAAACTGGGTGAAGAAATTTTTGATCCATTTAACACCAACTATGGGTGGGCTGGGTTTGAGTACATCAAGCACCTGATGCGTATTGGAGATGAAGCCACTATCAAGACGCTGGAGAAGTGGCACGAGCGGATCAGGCAGTCGCGGTTCGGCACGGACGTTTCATATCGGTTCTATGAGAACGCTATCAGTTCCACGTTCGCTGGGCTGGAGTTAGCCATTGAGGCCGATATTGTGAACTATGACTTGGATAGGCTATTCAACTATGTACTGCTGCAATCAATCATGGTTAGGGACAAAACAATGAAAGACGGCGAAGTGGATTACGAGGCTCTCATCACAGAGTTTTTGCTTAAGTATCAGAACGGTATTCTCGTGTTTAACGAAGGCAGGCAAATTGCAAATGCGTACGGCGCAATCGTGGCACGAATTGAAATTGATACCAACATGCAGTACATCTCCAAAACTGAATTAAGAAAGTATTTAGTCACGGAGTGCAACGTCAGCACAGAAGAGATGGAGACGGTGTTGAAGGCGAAGGGAACCCTCGTAGATGCCAAGAAGATGCGTCTCTCAACGGGGTGGAAAGGTGGCGTGACCTCACCAATCTGGACTTACGCTTTCCGCGCTGACCCTGCTGTAACTAAAGAATTCTTGGAAAAGTTTAAGGATGACGGAAACAAGGCTTCAGGAACCTGAGTGGGTCTTTCCGTTTGACGGTATGGAAGTCGGGGATTCTTTCTTCGTGCCTACCGTCAAACCGGCAGAGATGCTGTATAAGTTAGATACCTGCGCCAAGATTGCCAAGGTTAGGGTGAAGGCTTACGCCTCGTCCAAGGATGGACATCTTGGTGTCAGGGTCTGGCGTATCGGCTAACTGCCGCCCTCAAGTATTTCTTGTACACGATTCCGTATTGGCATCGGCATGTACAAGCCATCAACTGACATTTCTTGTCTGGTTGTACGGCCTTTGATCGACTTGATGAGCGTACTGCCTTTAATACGTAAACCACGTTGAGGGTTCTTTTCGTTGAACTTGGCTATGCTATCCAACGCTTCTTGCATACCTTGCTCATCGTTTTCTTGCCAAGCGGCATAGTATTGATCAAGCAGCGCAGTACGTCGATTGAGCAATCCTTTTTGAATTTTGTAATCGAACCCTGCACGTTCTCGCGCTTCTGCGGCTTCGGCAGAATTAAACCCAACAGCCTGCATCATCACGTTATACTTACTAACGTCCTCTACAATTGGAGTGCCGTCTTTTGACCTTACTCCTTCTTCTGCTATACGCATGGCCTTTAACCCATTACGTATAAAGGACGGAGAGAACGCCTCGACAGAACGCTGATATTCGCCTTCCTTAAAGAGTTTAATACCACGACCCATATTTACGAATGCAGCGTAAGACGGCCCGAGTGCCTGCTCCAAACCGTACGTAAGCACACCTACTTCACTCATTCTTCTGGGGTCTTCGCGCCAGATCAAACCGTTAAAGCCGGTACGGGATGCAACGTCCACGCCGATCATCTGGTTGAGCAGTCCTTTGCGACCTGTCTCACCAAACTTGGAATTCACGTAGGCATCAAAGTTATAAGGCTCATCATCGTCGCCCATAAGTAGGTTAGCCAAGAATTCCACCGCACCATAGAGCGGCATGCCTTGCAAGCCAGCAATCAAGAACGATGACCCAAAGATACCGATCAACTGGCTACGTGCTACCTCGCGGGTGGTAGGATCAGCACCCTTAAATGCTTGATTAAATAGTTTGGCAAGCAAATATATCTGTGCCTGCGCGAACCGTTTGAAGGTAAACATCATTTTACCTATACCAGACTGGAACAAGCGCGGCCCTGCTTCTGCCAACGCTGGCCCGTGAGCGTCGTTCACTACTTTGATGGCTTCTTCAATGGCTTTGTCTACGTTGCCAGTTTTTTTGTATGCAAGGTCAAACGCCGCAAGCAAAGTGACTTCGCGGTTGAAGCGTTCAGAATTTTGGAACACCCAACCTAGGCCGTGCGTAACTCGTGCGCCTATACCCGTATAGTCTTTAACTCCACTTTTTTGCGCTTCGGTAATTTCATAGCCAGTGGAGCGACGAATAGCCGAACGGGATACAGCAGCGTTATAAAGCCGTTTGTGTTCCGGCTTTATGTTTTTGGCGGCACCAAATGTAAAGTCAGACGGGAAAGCACTTTTACCGCCGTTGTTGCTGTCCCAACCACCGTTGAAATACATGCCCATAGCACGTTCCATGGCGGCTAAACTTTTATCGTAACCATACTTACCGCCTAGTAGTGGCACAACCACCATAGGCAACTGAGTTGTATTAATAAACGCCGAAGACATGTTACCCGCGATATACCATAGGTAACTGAAGTAACTTGATTTATCAACAAACCAGTTGACTTCTGGATTGCGAATGAAGTTAACTTTCTTTTCAAGATTTGTGTAGACAGACCGAAGGGTCGGCTCAGTTATTCTTTCGCCGCCTGCCTGCTTTTTAATTTCTTTCATCGTCTCTTCAAACGGGATGGCGTACTCAAGATTTGTCAGTTGGTTCGCCATGCGGGTAGCCACGTTGGCATAAGCCTGAAATACATCAGGCTCAAAGCCGAACACGCCGTACCTGTTTGTTCCGGTCTTGAAATCGTATGACTCTTCACGCGATTGCAATTGTTGCCGGATGGACTCTGCCGGGAGATAGTTCAAGAAGGTTTCGTACACCGCATCAATCATGTCCTGCGGCGCACCTTTGGCTTCCATTTCACGAACTACATCGCCCAAAAACCCGGTCGGCGGGGGGCCACTTCTACGCGCCTCACTAAGTCGTGAGAAAGCAGTAAAGTCTTTACCACCTTGTTTGGTAGCGACTTCGATGGCACGTTGTCTATCAACATTACTTGCATATGCCGAGGTAATTGTTTCGTTGTTTTTGTCTTTATACGTGAGCCAGTAGTTACCGCTACGCCACAGCGGCAGGTACACCTGCAAACGCTTCGAGTCATACTTGGCTTTGAGTTTGTCTACAACATCTTTACCAAGCCGCTGTTCCATCAAAGCAAACAACTCTTTACCTTTTCTGTCGTAGGTTTCTCGCAGTTCTTTGTAGGCTTGACGAAGGTCAGCAGGTAATTTGTCATACTCTCTAATGATGTCGTAGCCAGCGCGTTCTTGCCCATTCATTTCGTTTTTGGGTTTTTTAAGAACTTCGCGTGTTACAAAACCAGCGGTGCCTTTTTCTGAACTGAGCGGGTCTACTTGATAGACCGTAGTCATATTTGCGATTTGAAAAAACTTATCTAAAATTTGAGGCTGGTCTCTGTACTTGTTAGACAAGTCAAACCACTTAGTTACGTTAGCAGCAACTTCCTCGCGCCGACTCATTTCAGTCGCGCCACGTTCGTTAATGATACGGTCAAGTTTTTCTACGGCGGGAAGTTTAGACTGCCAAACTTCTGCTATGTGCGGCACCGCCAATAGACCTATCGCCGCATCGCGTAGGTTTTCTCCAACTCTTTCAAGCGCACCACGTACGCCGTCACCAATCTGACTGTTATACCTTGGCGCAGTAAGGTTTACATCGAAGACATTACTAAGTCGGGCTTCAGATTTTTTACGTTCAAATGCTATTGTACCGTCGCCGTAGACTTGTTCGCGCCGCTTAGTCGTGACCGAATCGTGAGCCTCGATGATGATCTGCCGAATGTCGTTGTTGCTGTAGTTGATCTGGAAGCCCATGCCCCGCAGGAACTTACGCACCAAGGCAGCGACACGGTTAAAAGCAGCACGAATACCTGCGTCTTTGATAGCACCTTGCGAGGAAGACCCGGCAAGCACTTCCTCTACCGCCATAGACCGTTCGTTCTCAGCACCCAAGTTGGCGTAGGTGTCGGGGTTGTTCTTGATCCACTTGTCAGCAGCCTTACGCATCGCCGGATTAGTCCGGTAGATGTCAAGCAAGACCTCGCGCAGACGCCGTCCAAATACAGTGTTAAGACCGTAGTGGCCTAACGACTCATGGAACAGCGTGGCTTTGACTCCAGTGTCTGAGGAGAGATTGTCTCCAATCAAAAACACATCGCCACGGATATGAAAACCCTTGGCATCACTAGGAATGCGATCTCGCAACGTGTCAGGTAGTTCACTAACGGACTGCACCACAAAGATACGAGGCGGATTTTTCCAAGTTGAGGCAATTTTGTTAGCGACTTCATAGACGCGATCCGCATCCATGCCTGCGCCTTTACCGCGCTCAAAGCGCAGACCAATATCACGGCGATCACGGCGTACACGGCGTACACGTTGCTGAGTATCTTCTTCCTGCCTGCGTTTGTAAAACGCAGCAAGTTCTTCGTCGGTAGAAACCGGAGTTTCTATTTTCTCCTGCTCTACAGGAGCCTCTTGAGTTGCTTGGATACGCTGCTGAGACGCACGTAATTTATTGCGTATCTTTACTAAGTCGCGCTGTTTTAATTCACCAAATGGTGCAGAAGAAATTTCTTTTGCTATGGCACGGTAAGTGCGCGGGCTTATTTGTCCAACTTCATACAACGCTTTTGCTTCATCTAAGATAGCCCGTCTACCAATAAATTTAAATGGAGCAGCCTTTTTTGGTTCTGCTTCACGGGTATCTTCAAGAGGCAAGCCCGGCTGTATGCGGCGAGCAGTAATTGCTTCCGCTGCTTTCTTTACTTTATTCTCAGGTAATGCAGGTTTACCCGCAGTTAGTGCAGGTTCGACGCTCTCCGTTCTCGCAGGAGTAATTGCAGCAGGTTCGCTAACTCGTTCCACTGCGGTAACTGCAGGCTCTGCAGTAACTTGTCCTGCGGATACAGGTCGTGATGGAGGCAGAATATCGCCTCTTCCAACTGCTCCAGTGTCAACTTCTTCAATATCTCTGGCGCGTATGCCTGCATCTTTAACCTCCTCTGCTTTGACAGTCGAAGCCGCTTCTACTTCCTGCAATATATAGGTGTTGCCGCGCCTTACAAGTAGCCCTTCGTCAATTAAAGACTGCCTAAGTTCTTTGGCTTCCTGCAATGGGATAGCCAGTCGGGTACGCAACGTGTCTACGTTGGTCTTGCCTGTCTCCTTAAATACCTCAAGCGCGGCATCGCGCATCGTGTATTCGGGTTCTTCTTGTTGCTGAAGAAATTCTTCAAAAGTAGGAACCGGTGAGCGCGTGCCCTCTTTTCTCTTCGGTACTATAGCAGTCAATATACCGGGCATAGTTATGGGAGCAGCTTCCGCTACTTCTACGGCCTGCCTAATTTTTTCAACAGTGTCAGGTAAAGTAGATTCTGGCGAAAGTTTTACGCCTAGATTTCTGGCTACATTGCTAACTTGAGCAGGGTTAATAGCCACTTCACCCTTATCAATATCAGTTAATAAATCTTTAGCCTCTTGTATATCTGCTTTTTCTTGCTCTATTAGATCTGCAGTTATTGCAGCGGCTTCTTCTCGTTCCCTAAAAGACCTCGCATCCATTAAGCCTTCATAGCTTTCAGGTCTTTCTACAAGTTCAGGCTCAACCGCAGGCGCAGCGGGCGGCATGTAAGGAATGTCTTCCTCAACAGGAGCCAGACGCTCTGCTTCTGCCGCCTCACGAAGTGTCTCTCCGTCATAGTAACGACGCAGTTCTTCGTCTTGATCTAAGACACTACGCTCATATGCCTGAATAGCCGCGCGTTCACGACGGGCTTCTTCCTGCGCGTCTTCCTCATCGCTGATTGCTTGCTTAACTGTTTCTTTTGTTTCGACCTGTTTCTGCACTGCTTCACGTGCAGCGGCCTGTGTTCCGGGCGGTGCAGTGGGCGGCGTTTCAGGCTGAGTTAGTTTCTCTTCAGCGGTAGGAGCCGGAGGCGGTGTCACGGCACGGCGACCGAGCGCCATATCAGTAAGAACTTGAATAAAGGCACCAACACCTGCGCCGTAAGCACCTTCTTCGCCAGCGCCCTCAATTAAAGACTGGCTTGGCTTATAGATACCTCTGGCAATTAAGTTTTGCCCGATTTGAGCAGCCGCTTCCTGTGCGCCTTCTTCACCAGCCGCTTGGAATCCACGCTTGATACGATCCACCATCGCTAGTTTAGTATCGCGAGGCAAACGCTTAACAAAATTAAATACGGGGAATACTTCGCTTACGCCGACAACGGCACCTGCCGCAGTGGCTAAGCCTTTTGATTCTTCCCCGCCTTCAGTTTCTGCACGTTGTCGCGCTTCACCTGCACCAGCACCTACACCAAGACCGAGTGCGCCAGCCCGTCCAGCGGCACCGAGCGGGCCAAGAGCAAAGAACGGTGCAGTAGAACCAAGAGCCTCACCGAATTTACGGCCCGTAGATTCTTCGTAACCGGGAGCAGCCTTGAATGCTTCACGGGTAGCGCCAGCCAGTTGAGCAGCCTTACTACGAACAGCCATTTCTGCTTCTTCAGGCAGGAGTGCAGCAGCACCTGTAGCCGCTGTTTCAAGTAGCCCAGCAGCACCGGGTATGATGCCTTTGACGGCTTCTTTCAGTTCACCGCCTAATGTGGTCTTGCCCGGCTCTTTGCCTGCTCCAAGTTTGCGCTGAACAGCGGCGACTACTTCTTGATTGCTAAGACCTTCTGGCCCATCAATTGAGTATGTTCTGCCATCAGGCATTGTCACTCTATAGCGAGGCATTTTTAGATACTGCCGAGATACGTTTCACCACCAGCACTACCGCCGCCTTGTCTATTTTTATTTACTATTTGATTCTCTATTTCTTGTTCTAACAGACGACCAATGACAGACGGATCAGTTTTGGCAAGATTGCCCAAAGCCTGAAGTGTTTCTTTAGCGCGAGTCTCAAGTGCTGCACGCATCTTCGGGTCTTGTGTAGACATAGACGCCGTAATATCACGCTGATACTGTCGCTGCAGTCCTTCAAACGCGGCCTTTTGGTCTCGACTCATCTTAGCAATAGCAGCCTGAACTTGAGTGCCGTAAATGTTAGCATTGAACTGGCTTTCTGCTCTGGAGTTGATGTTTCTCTGCTCTTGATATTGCAAACGAAGGTCGCGCAAATCCTTTCTGGCTTCATCAAATCGTCTGTCGCCACGCTCCATAGCACCTGTTTTTCTAGCAACCATAAGGTCTTTCAACTGCAGTTCTTTATCTGCAATACGTTCAAGAGTTTCTGCCTCTTTGTCCTTCATGGATTGATAGACTTTCATGCCTTCGGCACCGCCCATAGACAAAGTCTCCCAAAGATTACGCGCACCTTTTGCAGATGCGGCAAACCCGGCTTGGGCGAACGATAGCCAGAAACGTTTTTCTGGCGACATAGTGGCTTTTTCTTTCTGTTCTTTGAGAGTTTTTTGTCGTTCTTCAATACCTTCAAATGCACCAATATCTTTTAGGCGCTGAATTTCTTCATTGAAAGCCGCTTTTCTGTCGGTCGGTACATTTTTCTCGGCTTCTTTAATAGCCTCTCTGTATTGAGAAAAGTCAGCGCCCCTGAACTTGGGAGCGCCCGGCATCGCAGCGTCACTTTGCACTGGGCCAGCGGTAGCGTCCCGCTCAGCCAACATACGTCGTTGCTCATCGGTCAAACCGATAAGTTCAACTTTAGGCTCTTCTTTTTTCTTTTCTTCCTCGTCATCGCCAAGGAAAGCGCTCAGTGCAGTCAAGCCAAGACCAGCGTAACCAGCACGGCGCAGTAGCGGATTACCTGCAATTCGTCTAAGTACACTTGTTGATTTACTAGCCGTCTTAGGTTCAACCGGCGCTTCATAAGGAATAAGATCCCCGACGCTTCCAATATCGACGTTGCCTTCTGGATCAACAGTGTAAGTTCTAGGCGGTCTACCACCATTTGCAAATGCAACGATGCCGCCACCAGCCATCTGCGCTTGCGGCGCAGCCTGACCTGTAATACCACCACGCATAGGCGCACGAGCGAGATTCGGCGCAGGAATACCTGCCACGCCTTGACGCATACGCTCCTGTTGCTTTAGTTGAGCGTATTGGTTAGAAACTTCTTCAGCGACGTTAGAAGTTGAAGGGGGGCTTTTTTGCTGATTTTCTGCCGCCTCTTTCACTTTGCGGTATTTGAATACCAGAGAAGCCAGACGCGGGTCAGCACCCATAGAGAGCAGAAAGTCTTCAACCTGATCGGGAGGGATCTGCTTCTCTTTAATAAATTTTTCAGTCGCTGCAACTCGCGGATCAAGCGCGGAGATGCCTTGAAGTGAATTTACCATGTCTATCTCCTGCTTGCGGTTTAGCCGCCCCTACCAGCCATATAGAGACCCCCTAATCCCGCTAAAGCTCCAATCGGACTAGCCTGTGCGCCATAAATGCTTTGAACGCCGCCAGCGGTTGGTGTACCACGGATCAAGTCTGACATGAAGCCAAGTTGCTGATACGGATAACGCTGACGATTGAGAAAATCTTCGTACGAAGCCTGAAGCCTTTGCTGCTCCAAACCTTGCAACTGTTGCCCTGCTGCCATCTGGGCTTGGTTAATAGCCTGCTGCTGACCAAACTGTTGCTGACCAAGGCTGCCCAACATGCCTGCCGCAGCCAACTGCTGCTGAATGCCTTGTAGTCCAAGGTTAGCCCCGAACTGACGAGATCGTTCCCCGAACTCAGCACCAAACTGTCTTTGTCCAAGAGCCTGTTGTTGAGCCTGAAGTTGAGCCTGCTGGTTAGCCAATTGAGCCTGTAGACCTTGCTGCGCCCCCAACTGCTGAACGCCAAGACGAGCAGCAAGGTTCTGTTCAGCCGCTCTCTGCCGAGCCTGTTGATTGGCAAGCCCCGCCTGAAGACCCATCTGACCTCCAGTAATCCTAGCCTGCTGGTTAGCCAATTGAGCCTGCATCGCCTGTTGTGCGCCAAGACCTTGAGTCTGTAGCGCGGCCTGAAGGTTAGCCTGACCCGTCGTGAGTCCCGCTGCTTGGTTAGCCAGAGCAGCCTGTAGAGCCTGTGCGCGGTCAACGCCATACTGCTGTTGAGCCTGTTGGAACGCTTGCTGCGTACCCGTGGCTTGGATACCTTGCAACTGTTGCTGAAGGTTCCGTTGTCCTTCTGAACGAAGTAGGGCTTCACGACTACCGCCTCGCCCCCCTGCACGTGCAGCGGCAGCGCCCACACCGGGTATTTGACGAGCCGCATCGCGCATCGCCTCGCGCTTTTGGGTCTCCACAACGTCCTGCATGTACGGAGACATGTACGGCTGAAGCGAAGATAGTCCAAACCTTTCGGCCTGAACCTGCTGCGGCCCACCCATCTGAATGTCACGAAGCCCCGGTGCGGATACCGCACCAAAGTCAGTTTGCGCCGTAACTCTCTCCGGCCCTTCCATCTGGAACTGCTGCAAGTTAGGAGCCTGAGCGCCAAGATAATTAACGTCTAGTCCTTGATACTGAGACGGGGCATAGTTACCTAATTGCTGCGCCTGTAGCCCAGCAAGTCCTGCAAACCCTGTAGCCTGACCCAACTGAGGTGCAGTTTGTTGCTGCTGCACTTGTTGCATAGCCTGCTGCTGAAGCGGGTTTAATCCCGCAACGCGCTGACCGCCATAAGTTTGATATGGCTGATTGTATGTAAGTTGCTCTGCAGTACCAAGCGTTCGCTTGGCATACGGCATTAACTCAGGCGGTATCGTGACCTGAGTAACTGTTTGTTGGGTAGGCTGTGAACTACCGCCGCCGCCACTACTCATAATTTCACCTCAAAATGCTTTTCAAACACCACCGTCTTAACGGTGTATCCACGTTTCTTAACGTGCGGTTCCCAACCGGGGCGACCGTAGAATTCAATGCCTGCACAACCAGCGTCTCTTGCAAACCTATCAGCCGTGTCGTGCATGATCTCTTCAACGTACTGCATGTGATTTGGATTCATCGCGCAGTACTGAATGACGAACATCTTCGACTTGGGATACTGCTTAATCTCTGTCATGACATAACCATGTATCGTGTCATTGTCTTCAGGATCAAACACTACCCATAACTGCATCTGCCCAGTCAGAGCAAAACGTACAATGTCATCAACACTCGCACGACCCTTCGTCCAACCTTCAGACTCCTGAAAGTATTTGATCAGTGACGGTACGAGGTAACTGATCTGACCGTACGGAACGAGTGAGATGTCTAACTTCATGCCGGTAAGTGCTTCTTAGGATTGATCTTCGGAGCCTGCCGGGTTTTACCCGTACGAGCCTTACGAATATCAGCCATCATCTTATAAAGTTTACGAGACCCGGCTTCGCTTGAACCGTTACCAAGATGCGACACTACATCGGCAGGAATGACAAACTCCCCGTCAGCCAGCCGTGCTTCTTGCTGACCATTGATGTTGGCTTTGATGTCATCCGACATGCCATCGCCGGGGCCACGCAGGAACTTACCTGCAGCGGCGTATCCAATCGGGCCACCTGCGGCAAAGTCCATACCGCCATCAAAACTGCTCATATCAAAAGCAGGTTGTTGAAATTGCGGCATCGGCTGCGGAACAGGTTGAGGGGCGGGTTGTGGCGCTGGATTGAATCCGCTAAAGCCACCAAATCCTCCAAACCCTCCAAATCCTCCCATATCAGGCGGGGGTGGCTGCGGTAACGGTTGAGGCAGTGGTTGCGGTGCAGACTGTTGTGGCATACCGCCCAACGCTCCAAGACCGGCAAGACCACCCATGTCAGGAGCAGGTTGCGGCGCAGGTTGTTGAGGCACGTTGCTAAAATCGTCGAACCTACCAAAATCCATACCGCCACCGAAGCCACCACCAAGGCTTCCCGTATCAGGCGGAGGTGGTTGAGGCTGCGGCTGCTGCGACCTTGGTGTTCTCTCAATTGAAGGCATTTCCGGCATTTCTGGCATGTACGGCGTACCGAAGCCACCACCAAGGCTTCCCATATCAGGCGGAGGTGGTTGAGGCTGCGGCTGCTGCGACCTTGGTGTTCTCTCAATTGAACGCATTTCCGGCATTTCTGGCATGTATGGCGTACCGACGAACTCTTGGATCGGCGTGTTACCCATATCGTAGTTAGGCGACCCACCTGCGTACTCTTGAAAGAAGTTTTGTGTTGGGTTGTATGCAGAGAAGTCAGGCTGCTGATACTGACCCATATCAGGCTGTTGTCCGTACATGGACATATCAGGCTGCTGATACTGACCCATATCAGGCTGCTGATACTGACCCATATCAGGCTGCTGATACTGACCCATATCAGGCTGCTGTCCCATATCAGGCTGCTGATACTGACCCATATCAGGCTGCTGATACTGACCCATATCAAACTGCTGACCCATATCAGGCTGCTGTCCCATATCAGGCTGCTGTCCCATATCAGGCTGTTGTCCGTACATGGACATATCAGGGCCGTAACTCCCCGCGCCACCAATACCAGACATGTTCAAGTTCAAGTTCTGCAAGCCAGAGAAGTCCATGCCGCTAAAGTCAGGTGTTTGATACTGATTTTGCGGAGGCGTATTTGCAGTGCCCTGATCCATACCTTGTTCCGAGTCAGAAACAAATTGATCGTACTCGTTGGTTATGGGCATATTTCCAGCCCCGCCGTACATGTTTTGGAGCGCAGAGAAGTCTATGCCGCTAAAACCGCTAAACGGGTTGCCACTTGGCAAATTACCGGCGCTAAACGGAGTTTGCGGGGCATCAGAAACGAACCGCCCCTGATTCGCATCCCAGCGCATCGCACCTTCATTACCGCCATAAGCTTCACCAGTACTGAGAAATGTATCGCCCTCGTTAAATCCATACCCCCCTCTAAAAGGGAACTGAGCATTTGGAGGCCGCGAGACTGGCGGTCTGGTACCGCCCCCACCCGCAACTGGCCTACCACCTGCTCCCGGTGGAGCAATACCTGCAGCAGGAGGCTGCTGCTTGGGCGGCGCAGGAGGTGCGACAGGTGACGTTACAAACTGATTAAGTCCCTGCATGTAGTTAGCAAAGGCTTGGTTGGGAGCAGCCTGTGGAGCCGGTGCTGAGAGCAGGCTTTGGTAATACTGCTGAAGGCCTTGGTTACCGACGCTACCACCGTCAGCAAACTTCTCTTCGCCCGTATATGGATCAATATCTGGCCCATACCCGCCTATCGAATTAGAAGGTTTGGCGAGGGGGTAGTTGCCGTTTGGAGCAGGAATTACGCCGCCACCTGCCATACCCGGCGGAGGGAAGCCGGGGTAGCCTTTTATAAATCGACCACCAAGGAATCTACCCTGCTCGGGACTATACCCATAAGATTGGTAATAAGAATCATCAATGTTGTACGCGCCGCCTTCCGGCATTTCCATTTCAGGCGAAAGCGCGTTAGCAGCAGTCATGGTCAAGCCAGCCTTAGCGGGCAAGCCAAGCGTACCGAACGCAGACCCGGCTGCGCCTAAGCCGCCAATACCGCCAAGATTGGCACCGCCGCCAGCGATTTCTCCAATGCCTGCGCCGATGTTTTTGAAACTAGCCACGCCTTCGGGCAAACGGCTAAACATGCCTTTAGTGGCAATCTGTTTTTGAATCTGCGCTTGCGCCGCTTCTTTCATAGCCGCCTGTCTAGCAGCCTCTTGAGCAGCCTGAGTGGCACCTTCTTTAGCAGCGGCAGCGGCGGCTTCTGTACCAGCCGTTTTAGCAATTTCGCCTGCTCCGGCAGCGGCAGCGGCTCCAGTACCCGCCAATGCGCTAGTCAGTCCAGCACCGCCGTACGCGCCAAGACCCGCCATCAAGCCTTTGCCAAGGTCGCCCGTACGTGCCGCCTCAACGCCACCCACAAGGAACCCCGCCGTCAGCGGGTTAATCAAGCCACCCGTCAGCGGAGTCAGTACTGCGCCGACAATGGTCGGCAACAGTTTCTTGAGGAAGTTGGCCTCATACAGCCCCGTGTCGGGATTGATGCTCAGTTGTCCACCGTGAGCAAAGGCAAGAGCCTGTAGCCCCTTAACCTCGCCGGGGGTCATATGGACAAGGACAGAATCGCCGTCTCGACCCCGTGACTGCACGAGAGAGGCAAGCCCTGCCATGGATGGATTACGGTTCATAGCGCCCCCACGGGGTAAATTTGTTGAATAGTATCACTGGTTCGCCTCGTAGTTTGATACCCACGTGACGGTCAAAATAACAGACGAAATGGCAGAATAATTACTGGCGGCTGCAGAGGCAGCAGCCACAACATCAGTATCAGAAGATTGCCATGCCAATTCAAAATAATCATTATTTTTCACTATTAATACAAAATTTTTCGTTACAATAAATTCAGAATTTGCACTATCAATAACAACTTTAGAATTCAAATTAGAGACATTAACTCCATTAATGCGGGGCCATATAAATACTGCAGCCGAGCCACCAGCGGTTTTGTCTAACTGCACAGAAAATTGAAAATTATAAATTCCTGTGTTATTTATATAAATTTTTGATTTAGGAGTACCTCGACTTATTTGGTATTCACACTTTACTGAATTAAAAGTAAATAAATTAACAGCATCAGCTACGGGGTTTGTTTGCGTAGTTGTATCAAAATATGACGCATAAAAAATAGGCGAATTAATTTTGTTTACCAAATTTGTAAAAAACAAACGCAGAACATTAGCAAACTGATCCTGAAACCGTTGTTCGTACTGAATCGGCGCGACAGGTAGATTCGGTGTTGGGACATTATCAGCCATTACCTACGCCCATCCGGTCGAACGTCGATACGCATCACGCCCATCTGCCACGCCACACCTAACTCAGTTGAGTCCACACGGAACGCCATCTGGCGACCTCGCACTCGGGTGTAGACCTGACCTGTGTACTGCTGAACTGGCACCGTCGAAGTGCGCGTCACCGTGGGACTATCTGCAGAAGAATAATTACTACCTGAGTTCTGCCGAGGACGCACAGTGAGCGTTACGCTTGGACTTGACCCTGTAGACCCTGTGAAATTAAGGTCAGGCACAATACGCCAAACGTAACCAAAAGTTTGACCATCTTGAATATCAAAATCAGACGATTCTATAAATGCTTCAATCGGCAACGCTGGAGTTACTGACTCATCGTCGTTACCAATTTCGTGTAACGCTATTTGGTTAGCCACATTAAAAACAACGTATGCGTATTGATCATGCGAAGTTGCTGTCGTACCCGCTACTCCCCTGACGCAACCTGTCAAGGTGTTACCAGTCTTGGCGGCATAAGAAATTTTTTCTGAATTAACTACAATAATTCCAGTTTCTGGAAAAGTAGAAGCATCGGTTAAAGTAATTGTGGTTATCGAACTGTTAATTGCCGTAGAAAGGTACGCCTGCTGCACGTTGAATGCCGCAAACGGATAAGTTCTCTGCGTATGTTGCGACCAAAACGTACGATTTAAATTACCGTAGTACCAAACACGTTCAAGGTAGTTATAGATTACGTACCGATTATTAATTGTGCTATTAGAAGAAGGGTAAAACCACCAAATTTCGTTATACCCTTCATTTGCTCCTGCCGTAATTTGACTTAACTGATCGTAGTTAATGTCGTTATAAACATACTGGCGAAGTGTGCAAGGCAGCGTCTCAACGCGTCCCGAATACATGAAGAACTTGTCGCGGCCCATCCAATAGACCACATTGTTTACTGTCAGCACAGCATTCTGCGAAGCAATTGTAGTGTCTTGATCTAATAAATTAAACGACCATACAAACGGAGGCCCGACATACTGCATGGAGAAGAGGGCGGTATCTGTCCAAATCAATATTTCTTGACGAGTATTGTTGGCTGTAACAATAAAAGAACCTTGTGATAAGTGTTGTTCACCTGACTGGTTAGTCGTTGCAGGAACAAACTCGTAAACATTACCTTGATCTGACCAACGGACTAAAAGAGGATCAAACGTAGTATTAAAATTTGTAGGATCAAATGGCGTAGAACCACACGTAATTACGAAATCATTAACGGGCGAATCAATAATCATATTGACTTCATTTGGCACATGCCGACCAGCGTAACTGAACGAAATATCAGTAAGCGTAAACGAACCGTTTGTCGCCTGCGAGATCGTGACTGAGTTACCAAAATCCCACGATTCCGTCACGTACGTGCCAGTGACGATGCCACTGCCTGACAGCACCGCGCCTGTATCAAGCCCGGTTGTGTCATCCAAAAGAATAGTCGTAACACCTGATGCAAACGTACCAAGTGTAGAGCCTTTATTAGTAGTGTTAGCTTTTTCTTCCAACGTAACAGCACGAGACCACGAAGACGTATCTATTGTCCAAAAATAAATTTCTCCACCACGTTCGGCAAATATCAAATCGTCACCGTAATTAAACATTGACCAGAGGCGCATATCCACACCCGCGCCTGTAGAAGAACCCCAACCGCCTGCACCCCATGGAGAACCGCCCCAGCCTACGCCAGAACTAAAAACGGCATTTCCAGCGTCAATGTCAAATTCGGCAATAACTAAAGAGCCACCCCCTGTAGTAGTAGAACTCGCTGTAGCTGAAGCAAAAATTGTAAATGTATTAGCGTTGGGTACAGACTGAACTTCGTATTCACCATTGAGAACAAGACTGGCTACTGTCGTAGCTCCAGAAAAATTGACGTACGTGCCAATAGTCGTTAGATGTCCCGTAGCTGTTACAGTCACCAAGCGACTGCCAGAAGTCGTAGTAAAGGGGTTCTGCGAAAGATTAAGTGAGTTACCAAGAGGGGTAACGTCATAATAAATACCGCCAAGTTCTACATAAACTTTTTGACTTGTACCTAAACCAACAAGGTTTTGATTTAGTTTACTAATCCAATTCCACAATATACGGCATATACCGTAGAACGTACTTCCCGCTGTACTAATATTCTGCCAGCCTCCTATTTTTTCGGCGTAGCCAGAACGAAAACGAATTTTATCCCCTGCAAAAAAACCACCTTCGTTAGCATACGAAGTAGATTCGCGGTTTACGCCGGGTCGAAGTTCAACTTTTTGGAGGGGCACCGGTTACTCTCCGCCATTCAGGTTTATCTACGCCACGACTGAAATGCGGCGTATCGACAAGTTTAACCCCGTTCCCTCCCCATGAATTTAGCGGATGCAGTGATTCCCAATAGGCACCAAGTGGCGCAAGGACTTGTTTGTCGTAAGTCAGTTTGCCGTTCAGAAAGAAGTTTAAATCTACCGCCCTGCGTTGCAGGTGCAGACTATTCATCGTGCGGCTACGCCCCGTCTTGACGTAAATCTCTTGCTGCTCAGGGGTGCGATACAACTCCCCGGCTGTGACCTGAAAGCCAAGTTCGGTCGCCTTGTTAATGAGGCGGGTGACATCTAGCAGGAAGTCTGCTTGGTTCTGCACGTTACTCACTTCATCGCCTCCCGCAGTTGATCAGACTTCTCTTTACTGCCCTGTGAGGAACCGAAGTAGTACGAGACGATCTGCGTGGAGATGGCTGAGAGAACACCAAGGATGTAGATCAGGATGTCCTTGCGGCTGGACTCTACCGGAGTGTTGTCAAACATGACAACGCCAAAAAGGACGAAGGTGAGAAGTAGAATGGAGAGGGCGAGGATAGGGGTGACGATCTTATTGATCAGCGGGGCTTTATCAGATGTGGCGATCTGAACTTCACGATCCCGTGCAGAGTCTACGTCCTTTAAACGCATATCCAGTTCTTGAAGATCCAACTTGTTCTCTTCAATCTTGAGGCGAAGCAGTTCTTCTTCATGTTCCATCTCTGCCGTTTTGAGGCGAATGATCTCGTCCGGAGACATGTCCGGTTTTAGTTCAACGCCCAGTTTTTTCTCAACGTAATCCTTACCCTTTGCCATGACGGCGTTGGCAACGAGATTTAAACCGTTACCAAGTAGGGGGGTCAGGATCGCGCCAAGTGCAGCGGGGATGGGCATCACTTCTTCCTCTGAATCACATCCAAGTTGTTATTGATCACCCACAGATACGCCGCGCACATCAACCCCGTAAGCCAGTACATATCTGCCCACCACAAAGCCCAGACCCCGGCGAGTTTGATGACGACCATGACTACCAGCGGCTCGGCATATTCAAACGCTTTTGCCAGCACCGGGTTCATTTCCCGATGGCCCATCTTGAGTGCCGTCAGCGTTGTCCAGATGTCTAACACCTGAAGCACTGCGAAGATCAGCAAGAAGACGGTGTTGGCGGTCATTACGCAACCCAAGGCAACGGCGGCGTGACGACCGGAGGATTCTTGGCATTGGCGATCTGCTGCTCAACCGCTGCCTCTGCGCTTTGCTTGTCCACGCCATTCGCCCAAATCCAACCAAGGACTTGGTTTTGCGTGAGGGACGAATACGGCGTAAACGAACCGCTTGGAGCGGGGACAGAGCAAGTGCTATAGACGCTGCCCGTGTAAGTGTCGTCCACGCCAGCGCAAGTCCAATGCACGTTGAACACAACGTCTTGATGGTTGTCGGATTCGGGGTAGCAGTCCATCGCGGTGACAGACCAAGTGATCACGGTACTCATTGTTTAGATACCTCTTCAGATTTGGGCAGGTGCGGTTCCACCTGTGCCTTCAGTTTTTCAAACAGCGGCCACGCGCCTTGGCTCGTCGGGAGTGACCCGATCAAGTTCGTGATGGCGACGGCTTCTTCAAGCGATAGTTTCAGTTCAACGTCAGACATGGTTGCTCCTAATTAACACGCCATCAACACGCATGGGACGCAGTAAGAGCCATCCTCGTAGGTGCAAGTGACATGGTTT